ACAGGCAATCAACCAGTCAAAATAAAAGACAACATACACACAACACACAACACACAACACACAACACACAACACACAACACACAACACACAACACACAACACACAACACACAACACACAACACACATCAAATCGAGTTTAGCGTTTCTCTAGTTCTAACCGGATACAACTTGTTATTTAATTTAAACCGCAATATCATGCCTAACCCAGCGGAAGTAAATATAAAAACATGCCACATGGAATGATAAAGCACATATTTCGAGTCGTCTTCGGAGCTATAATAGCAGAAAATCGACAGCCCACAACAAGATAAACACGAGACACTTGTGATGCGAAAATATTTAAAAAACCGTATAATGGTTTTATATTTAAAAATAAATACTACAAATGTAATGATTGTAAGTAAATATATGTTGAGAATATACAAACTAAAAAAGTTTATCGCTAGTAAAAATGTATCACACATATTTGATATAATATAAATCCATGGTTCTCTAATTCTACAACAAAACAATATGGTAGTAATCACTAAACTAGCGGATTGATGACTATCTAAAAACCCCCATATATACCTATAATCTTCATGCAAATCAATAAATGTTTTATTTGTAATATGGTATGAATGATACATTAATGAAAAAAACAAAGTATATAAATATCGAGAAATCAAAAACAAACTATCTTTTTCCTTTCTAACTTTATAGTTCCATAAAAGTGTGCCGATAGGAAACAAACAAGCAATATGTGTAATTAACAACCATTCGCCTGCCATTTGTATCTGTATTTTTTATATTTATATCACTTATGTGCTTTATTTTATATAATTTTATTAATTTAATAAAATGATATTTAATAAAAAGCATACAATACTTATTTTAATATTTACTAAACAATTGGATATAGTAAATATTATTAAAAAATTGCTCAATGTGGGGTTCGAACCCACGACCCCGGGCTCATAAGACCCGTGCTCTACCAACTGAGCTAACCGAGCAGATAAATGACTATTGTGGGGTTCGAACCCACGCGTACGAATACACCCGATCTTAAGTCGGGCCCCTTAGACCTCTCGGGCAAATAGTCGTTCTAACAATACAACGCAACGCGTATTATTAATATAATTTATTAATGTATTTATTAATGTATTAATTAAGTAAAATAAAGGTCTGACTATTTAAAATTCTCTCGAATTTAATATTAGACCATCTCCGGACAGTGTGAATCGAACACACGACCAATTGATCTACAGTCAATCGCTCTACCAACTGAGCTATATCCGGCTAACCTTAGCCAACAATGCCACATACCCTTTTCTTTTTTTCTTTACTTCTTTACTTCTTTACATTCTATTTTCTTTCTTTTTTCTTTTCAGCCAACAAAGCCACTTACCCTTAATAATAAATCATCCAATTAAAGCTACATACCCTGCGTATTATTAGGTCGCCACCTAGCGCTCAAAACAGGGATTGAACCTGTGACCTCGCGATTAACAGTCGCACGCTCTAACCAACTGAGCTATTCGAGCATTTCATTCGCACTACATCTGCCTATTATTCTATAACTATATTTATTTAAGTTGTTTTTATTATAAATTTAATATTCGCGGTTTTTAACACAATAAAAAAAGCAGAAATACAGTCCAAATATAATTAAATAAAAAACCAGCGTAATAGCGTCACCAACCGATTTAAGCATTGGTGTATTATTTACATTAACATTAACATTACCATTACCCAACATCGCAGAATATGAATCCATACTATAATAATAAAACACACCAATAACTGCTTAAATGCTTTGCGCAATTTAATTATCTCTCCCCAACAACCCACAAAACATACCCCAACAACCCCCAACAACCCACCCAGCAAAATAATAACTAAAATAAGTTAAATATATGTTTTAAAAATAAGTAAATGGATATCAATAATAAACCTTCAATATGCTCTATAATATATGACAATTGCGTCTTTTTATGCAATCATTTATATGCTAAAATGCATGACGACCTGTTAATAGGAACCGAACACAGTAGAAAAATCATACCGGACTGCACTACACCTTCGCGTGGCTTTACAATTGAAGAACAAGAGTTGACTCAATCTGAAAAGGCCGATATCATAATTACAGACCCCAAATTCGGTATGTTTTCTTTGTTTAAATACCATCTTAACCGTGGATATAGAAATGAAAAATTAAAGCAAAAAAACGCATTTTATTGTAGTCATGTATTTTCATTACTGACTGCGTTACCAATAATGATATTTATGGCACAATGGTCGATTTATATCGCCATCGTCGCCAATGAAGTAGATAATTACGATGGACGATTGTGTCCCAGCGAATCCGATTGGAAAAAAAAGTTAATCATGTTTGGTGTATCATCGCTTTACTTTGTCCGCTCTTTTTTTCTGTGGGATAATTTAACGGACCGCACTCGTCTGCAGAAATTGACACCTAGTGTAGATGTTTTGGTAATGATTGACACCTTTCAAGAGTTTGGATTTAACTTGTTTGTTAATCTAGCAAATCTATGGATTATATTTAAAGAAGACAACTTATACGATATGGTTCTTAATTGTGTGGCAATGGAGTTTTTAATGAATTTGGACAATGAATTTGAAGAATTGTATTTTAAGTATTTACCTGAATCTGCTGATGATATTTATGATAATGTATTTGTTAGTTATAATATCAATCAAGAACATGTAAAAGAAAAAAAGAAATCCAGATGTTTTAAATGCATCACTGTATCTGCTTACATTCCTTTTAAATTATTAACGATTTCATTGATGCTGTTTCCATTACTATGCTTTTTTATGATAATATATACACCACTATGTAAATAATAGTAGCCATAAAAAATGTATAATAATTGCGGATGAAAATGAATAATGTACTGATGTGTATATTGAAAATACATATCAGTAAAATAAATCAATGTTTACGAGTTTTTTTTGTTTTGTTGTTTTTCGTTTTTGTTGTTTTTCGTTTTTGTTTTGTTGTTTTTCGTTTTTGTTTTCTTTTTTTACGATTGTATATTATTCTAGAACGTTTTTTTGTTTTTGATTTTGTTTTGCTAGTTTTTCTATGGCGTGTTTTTCTCTTTTTCCGTTTCCCTCCTGTGGTTGTTTTACCTGCGCTCGATGCGACGGGAGTGTCAATTGGATTACCTCTGTAAACTGACCAAATTTGTTCTGGCTCCACGCCTTTGCCACAATGGTCATATCCAATGGCATATTCGTCAAATGGTAATCTTGCTACTGAAGGAACCGTTAAGTCGTTATCTTTAATGAAAACTAAATAGAGTATTGGGTCATCGTTACTTTCGAAACTGTTAATAACACTAAAAAAATCACTTTGGTAAACATAAAAACGACGACCGATAATATTATTTATTGATATTAAAGGGTCTTGTTTGTTGATATTATCTTGGCGGGAACCGCGCCTTCTGCTTCGTCCTTCGGAGATCGACCGCGCGGTGCGAGTAGCCTTGCCATTTGCTTCATAACATGGGAATACAGTTAGTTTATTAAAATCCTGGTCGCCGGCCATTTCACTTAAATCTTCGTATGTTAGTAAATAATGGCTACCAGTTGTTGAATTTGCGTTTAATACTTTCATAATTATAGGCGTTTCGCCTTCATTCATAGTTTCTAAAATAAACTCTTTAATATTTTTATTTTCAGTCGCCCCTATGATGTCATATCCTGTCTCATTAATATTTATGGATTTTTTTGCTTCTTCTAACATGCGAATACGATGCATGGGCGCAAGGGCTGCTAATGGATTTGCATTAGCATTAGCATTAGCATTTACATTAGCATTTGCATTAGCATTTGCATTAGCATTTACATTAGCATTTGCATTAGCATTTGCATTAGCATTTACATTAGCATTTACATTAGCATTTACATTAGCATTTGCACTTGTATTAGATTGCGATATTGGATTTATATGATATTTTCCAGTAACTAATCCTGGCAATAAATCATGTATTATTTTCGTAGTCAAATCTTCTTTAGTTATGTATGTTCCATTGGTTAAAGCATATTGATTTAGCCTAATAATATGATCTACCCAACCTTTAAAAAGCTTATAAAATTCTTGAAAGTTTAACTGACCAGGTATTTCTGGAGAAAAAGTGGAAGCATTACCGGATATCAAATCTTGTAATTCACCTACAGGATAAATTCCCTGCCACTGTCCATTTTCGTCTTGTGCAATATTCGCCATATTTAATACACTAACTAGCAAGTTATTAAATTCTTCAAAATTAATAGACTTGCTACCATTCATGTCTGATTTATCAAATACGGCTTTGTAGTCATCCATATATTATATTCTTATAAAATAATTTAAAATATAGAGTTCCATTTTTAGCGATGAAACTAAGTTAAAACATATTAATAAATTATTAATAAATTTTTATTTATGATTATATATTATATCATATAATGGCACATACACAATATACCGATTACAAACATTATTTAAAAAACAAAGATTCCACTTTTTACTATAATCAAGCCGTCAAGTTACAAGAAGCCAGTTCGGTAGATTATACCTTAATTTCCAAAACATTTTACAAAGCACTTATTCTAAATAAAACAAATATAGACGCACAACAATCCTTGCGAAAAATGATAGATGACGGGCAAATTACATCACAACAATGTGCCACTGCCAAAACATCTGCACGCACTGATTTATTACAATGTTATAGCGTAAGCGACCTTAAATAAAATACATAACCTTTCTATGCCTCATTACCACTAATGTCTATTATTTTGTTGGTATGTTTGTCTAATACGGTTGGGGTTTTATCATTATGAACCACAATACCATTTCTATGCAAAGCTTCAATAAACTCTTTTTCTTCTTTGTCGGCCAATAACTGTGCTTGCTTATGTAAACGAGACGCTTCTGTATTAAACTCATCAATCATTTCCTTTAAACACCGAGCATCTAAATCGCTTGCCTCGACTTTGTTTTTATCGCCATCCATGATTATTATACCAAACTATAATAATAAAATTTATAACAAAATATTTATTTTGTTTTTAAATCAATTTTACATAAAATCACCATAACAATTAATGAAAAAGTTAATATAATATAAAATTGATTTAAATATAATCATTAATAATTAATTATAATCATCATGAGTTTACTATTTCATAATAATACTGTCAGTCTATACGATAATTGGTATGAATCCCATGCCTCTCTGCTTCGCGCAGTTTGCTTGGAATTGGGTCATTCCGATAAAATCAATGAATTAATGGAGAAGTTTGTGGGGGAGAAAATGAAAATGAAGGCAAAGAAAAATAAAAATACGCCTAAAAAAGCAAAGTCGGCTTACTTCTTTTACTGCGATGAAAAGCGTCCTGCTTTGTTGGAAAAGGAGAAAAAGAAGGGTGGAAAGGTTAACATTGGCGAAGTGGCAAAGGAACTAGGAAAAATGTGGCAAAAGCTTTCCGCTGATAAAAAGAAAAAGTATGAAAAAATGAATCTTAAGGATAAGGAGCGATATGAAAAGGAAATGGCGGAATTTACGCAGAAAAATGCTTAATTATATAACCACAATAAATAACAAACAGTGACAAATAACAACAACAACAACTACAACTAACAATAACAATTAATTAAAATATTAAATTAGCAAATGATTAATATAATATTTTTTTATTATAAATGAATAACTCCAAGTCTAATAATATAGATAATAAGCATAGTAAGATAAGTGATGCCAGCCAGACCCATTTAAGCCGTCAGCGACAGTCACGCACTACTGCCACAATAGACAAACTAAACATCGATTTAAATGTAGACAATTATACAATTGACGACATGAAGGTATTTATACGACTTCCTGATAAAGAACAATATGATTATTTTACTTTAAAGCAGCATGTAGATAAGAAAATCCAAGCCATTACACAACTCAACTTAACTTTGCAAGAAAAAAGCCAGATAGTTGATTTCATAAAACGCATACATTTTTCCTTAAAAGACAAGTTAAATATCAAAGGCGCCAATAATTTAGCTGGTATAATGGATGAGTCGTATTCCATTGCTGATTTGCAACAAGATATCAAACAATTGTCTTCAGTTGTAAAAGAACGCAAAAATAAAGAATTGGAATCAGTTTATGTAAGTCCTATTAATCAAGGTATCGTAAATGATCTTCGACGAAACATTATTACTACGCAAATCAGTATTGATTCCAAATTTAGAAAAAACTATTTTAGTTCAAAAAGTTCCAATTTCGTTGTCAATCTGGCAACACCCTTAAAAAATGTAATTTCCATGAAAATGTCGTCAATGGAAATAGCCAACATACAACATGTTGTGTCTGAAACATTAGGCACCAATGGCTTTAAAATAACCAAAACACCATCTAGTGGCACCAGTGTATCCGCCACCATTAAAATACCGAGCGGAAACTACGATACCATACCACTGGAAACTGCTTTAAATGGAGTTAATACAGACACAAATACCTTAAGTTATGCGGGGTGCACGATTTCTATCAATTCCAATACCATGCGGACAACTATTGCGGGTGCCACGGACGGAGACCGTTTAGAGTTGGATTTCCAAAATCTGGTGCATCAAAACGCACCTCCTATGAAAACGCTGGGATGGGTGTTGGGATTTAGAAAAAGGCATTATAAAGGACAGCAGTCGTATACTAGCGAAGGAACGGTTGATTTGGCGGGATGTAAATATATATTTCTATGTATTAATGATTTTAAAAATACCACACAAGATGTATGCACTATATTATATGAAAATTCGTTTTTAAGAAAGCATATATTGGCACGCATACCCATGCGAGAAGGAAAGGGCGCTGTATTGTTTGATGATACATCCGATAAAATCACCAAAAAACGCCATTATTTCGGTCCTGTAAATATTGATAAGTTACACATTCAATTAATAGATGAATATGGTATGGAAATAGATATGAATTACAATGATTATTCGTTTGCACTTGAGTTTGATATTTTATACGAAAAGTAAATACATGTCTTAACTGCACATACACATTTTCAACTACGCATTCTCAATATATTTAATATCTTTGGATGTATATAATAAATGGATTTGTCGAAATATTCTATTATGAAACTAAACATCTCTCCCAATTTAAAAGATAAAAATGGGAGAGATGAGCACCATTTGGAAGCCATCAAAACAATTGATGGTGAATTGTTACGAAAAACTTTTTCTATTCAAGATGACGATACCGTTTCAATTAATCAATCGTCTATACAAATTAAACCGATGTTAACACTAAAACTATTTAATAATATTAAATCTGCTTTATCATATAAATTTAATAATATTACACAAACTAAATACAACACACCGGTTCAAACACTACAAGAACACTATATATCCATGCTTTCTTATAAAATATTTAAAGTTAGTAATTTAACACAGCCTTTTAAACATTTAAACCGGTTAAATCAAGCAATAGAGGAAAAAATAAATGATATGATTTATCAATTTTTAGATATTGAAACCTACAATAATCCCGATCGACTAAATGAATTAAAGCAAATATTAGATACAAACAACAAACATTTTATCTTAAATTTCCAATGCATCATTACACCACCACCCGAATTAAATAAATACAATATCCATGAAACTATCTGGAATATTAATGTGTTGGTTGATTGATTTATACACCACATCCCGCACACCCACGCACTCACACGCCCCGCACACATATACACCCTAAAACACAAAAGTAAATTGCCGTCTTTTTTCATTAGGTAATTTGGTTCGCTTACTTAAAAACTTAAAGTATTTATTGGCAAGTGAAAATCGTGCTCCAACATGTTTGGCTTTTTTATAAAGTGTTTTTTTATGTTTTTTCATAGCTTCTAACCTTACTTTCATTATCATACCTACTTGCCATATCCTTTTATGAGGATATTTTCCTTGTTTATAAAGTCGTTCCAATTTTTCGATCGTCTGTTTTACATCATCTACAGTCGTATATTTAATATGAATCGTATCATCGGGATTTTTATCAATATACACATCAAAACTTTTTTTGGGGTTATTTGGATTGTATAAAAATTGTTGTTTACGCGTTTTTGCTTTCGCTTTCGCTTTCGCTTTTCCTTTTCTTTTTTTACGCATCGTTTTCTTCGCCATTTATATACAACAGATATGTTATTTTGTATTTATAATTATGTATTTATAATTATGTATTTATAATTATGTATTTATAATTATATTTTCATAATATATATCTACATATGAGTGGTAATTTAATATTTGAAATCCCAGTGGTATTTGACATGAGTGGAGACCTTACATTATTTGGCGAACTTCCGGCAGAAGATTTGGTCGATCATCATTTAGTATGGAGATGCTCCACCACAGATGTATCGGCTTCCCGTCTGGAAAATTTGTTTTTAATTGGCGATTTAAGTGGCGGTAGCAGTTTATTTTGGGCTCGCGCAGATAATTCTGGAAACGAAACAAACCAAGAGTATTATGTTTCCAATTTTAGTGAGTTTATTTCCAGGGTATTATTAAAAGATTCCAATTTAATATTTAACAATAGCGACCCCAGTAAAAATGTTCCTGTTGGGCCGGCTGTGCAAGGTCAAGACCCCTCTCAAAATATATATACATCATCATTAACTGGATTAACCGGAACCAATTATGCAGAATGTATGATACGAGTATTGTGCACACATTTATTAGGCAATCCTTTATCACAAACTTTTATTAAAGATGAAACCAACCTAATAAATTACATTGAATCCGACGCAAATGTATATGTGCTTGCGTCACAAATAAATGAAACACTTGGCGGCGATGTATCGGGTAATGGGTCAATCGCTTTATCCACGCAAAAATTAAACGGCGTAGAAACAAGCATTGATGCGTCACAAAATGTAAGCGATGGTGTGTCAAATACAATATTAAAAACAATGTATGAGCAAATGTTTGCCGATATTAGTAATAATGCTACAAGACGACAACGAATGGTGGAAATGTCCGATTTAAGTGGCGACCAACAAAATATAAAAACATTTGTGTATAAATTGCCGTTTCTACCTGGCGATAAAATCAATTTTTACATTAGAAATTATATAAATTTGGACTTTGAGGCATTAACCGACGCAAGTGGAAATGTTACCAATACATTAAATGACTTGGAATTATCGGATATTTTTCCGGGTGGTTCTCTTTCATTAGGCGTGCCTTCACCCGGATGTTATGGATGGATGGGTAACCCCGCTAATAACAGTTTCAATATTACACAACAAACAACCGATGTAAGTGGAAATCGAAATATATTTGATGCCCATGTATGGAAAATACAAATAACGCTCGTTTAATTAACAAACAAAAAAAATAAATCATCTAAACTTCAATAAATTTTATAAACTTCAATAGATATTATATGTGATACTATTTCTATTTCATAATTATTATTTAAAATTATTATATTTAATAATTTTAAATGCCAGTGGCCAGGACTTGTTTTTATTGTAGAAAAACCTTTTTAAAATCAACACATGAAATGTTTTCTCATGTGCAATCTTGTAGTAAATATAAAGAAGTTATTAAAACACAAAGTAACAATAGCAATAACAATAACAATAACAATAACAATAACAATAACAATAACAATAACAACAATAACAACAATCATAAAACACCGGCCAAAGTGTATGTTAAATCCGAACTCTCCATACACCCATTTTTTTAAAACGCCCGTATTAATTTACTAATAATACCACGATAAAAAACACGAGCGTCGTGTTTAAAATTATATAGTTTATCATATGGCACCCATTTAATCATATCTTTTTCGTATAACCCAGTTTTATTATATAACTCTGGCTTATTTTTTCTAACATATAGAAAGTTTTTCCTGAAATCTTTTACAACAGTATCGTTATATGGCACATACACTACAAATGTTTTATACTTGTGATGTTCTATTTCTTTAACACATTTTTCATCAATTAATTGTGTAATATGGTTTTCATCGCCAAGAAATCCAGAAGTTTCTTCAAAACCTTCGCGGATTGCCGTTTGTTTATATGTTTCTACACCATCCCGACTTCCACCAAAATCAGACCACATTCCTTTTTTTGATATATCGCTGGTATATTTATCTTTGTTTTCTCTCCCAAACAAAAATAACACTTTTCCTTTGTGTATTGTAAATGGTAGTATTCCTGCTCCCATATATTATAATTATATAATTGTATAACTGTATAATTGTATAATTGTATAATTGTATAATTATAATAATACACAGTTAAGTTATCGCGACGGTAAATACTTGTGAAACATATCTATCTCTCCCTTTTCAACTAAACTAACTAAATCATTTATTGGTTTATCGCCATGTTCGTCCTTGTAATATACATAAACCGGTGCGGCGGGTTTTTCTATAAAAAACATCAGCCCAACTAAATGTTTCAGCCATTTACTTTGCAACATAATTACACTTTTTTGTAAATATTGTGGTCGTTTTCGTTTTATTTTTTTAATAAACATTGCCATTTTAATAGCATAAAATATACTTACATCACCAAATTCACAAGCATCAAATAGCATTGTAAATGGCTCCAATCGATTGTATAAAGCCAACCATGTATCGGTAAATTGTTTATAATCTACATAACTTTTAATATCACCTCTTAACTTAATATAAACAAGAGGCCAATTGTCTAAATTATAAGAAGCAAACATTTCCGTTTTTATAGTAATAATGCGTATTATCCATTAAAAAAACAAACGAATAAACCAACCAATCAACTCTCCATATAGTAAGCCCAACTTGCTGTAAATTGATTTAAAATAATATAATGCTTAGGTAGTAAGCAATATATTATCATATTAAGTATTAACAATGGATATCAATACACTTAAACAACATCATCAAATCATCGAAAATATTGAACACTTCAATATTAATGACTTGGAAAAACTAAATAATTTTATAAGCAAATACAATGGAAAGACCACGCAATATTATGTAGAAAATATACAATTTCACCGGTTTACATGCGAATCGTTTGAATATTTAATACAACAAATCAATGCTTTTCGAAATACATATTTTGATATAGGACCATTTGTTAATAAAAACGGATTATGGTATGCAAATAAATCGACTGAAAATCTGGAAAATATTATAGGAACATTGGAAGATGTCGTGTTAAAACAGCAAAAGGAAATAGAAAAACTAAAACAACAAGTAGCACAAAAATAGCATTATTACAATGCCATAACACCACACCATACAACACAACGCCATACAACACAACACCATACAATACATATAACCTGTCATTTTTTATCGTCGCAAAGAATTCGTCCAATTATAATACGAAACATCCCGCACAGAACCGGATACTCCGGCTATTCTGGATTGATTATTTCGTGAAAAAGGGAGAGATGTATTTGTATCTGACAAGGTTTTATCCATTTCATTTATAATATTTTTAAGATGTTCTACATAAGTTTCAATATCCTTAAGAGCTTTTTTATGTTGTCGGGAATCACTCATGTTTACTTGTATTTATATGTATATTATAGGTTGTTTTCATATATTTTTTAGTATTTTTAATATTTTCAACTTAATCATTGTCTGCTCCATCAAATTCCGCAAGTAAAACCGGATCAAACACCCCACCAGGAGGAACGCCATATTTTTGAATATATAACAAATACCGCACATCAAGTGAAACATCGGCTTCAATAACCGCCCTAATAACCTCCGGTGCTTGACGAGGCAATAAATTACCACCCAATTCATCCACTCGTTCTTCTAACCGTTCAATCTGCTCAGATAACACTCTAAAATCACTGCGACCTTTTGTTGTAATCTGCAAAATCGAAATACCAATACTTGCTAAATAACTAGTATCCGAATCACTTAAATACTTGCTTAAATTATTAATAACATTTGTGTAATCAGTTAATATATAATTATCTAAATCATCCGTATTATTATTTAAGTAGTCGGTGATAAACTGTGGTTTAACATTTACATCAATATAAGACTGTAGCTTTTGAACCAACGCAGAATTACCACCGCCACCCCCACTATTAAACCCTATCGTATTTTGTGATTTGGATATTAATTTTTGTAAAACACCCACAGATGATGATTTGCGGGGCATATATAATTCCAGCACATATTATTAAATCGCTTATCCCCCATCACACATTACTCCGTTAATTTAGTATTTGGAAATTCAAGTGACTTATTTTTGGCATATACCAATACATTGTTTTTCTTAAAAGCACCGGTTCCATTTTGCGTATATACAGTTTGATTTGAAACATCTTTATTAAAGTAAGTATAATTATCTACAAAATAAGGAGTTTTCAATCCACAATCGGTTTCGCCACCTCTTGTATTGCTATACGGCCAATTGGTTCCTCCCAACATCTCACTTTTCTCCAATGGATTATTAGAAGCATCTAATTGTAATCCAGTATAATTAACCGTAGTAACATACCAATCATCCATAGTGTCCGTTTTGATTTTATCGGTATTGTTTTCTAAATAAGTGGTGTAATTGCAACTTAAATCGCTACACTGTTTATATCCTTTTACGGTCGATAGAAAGGTATCATAACTTTTAACTGTGTTAATCGTAGAGGTAGTCGCCATTTTAATTTGCGGTTGATTGTTATTACGCGAACGATACAAATATATATTTTTCTTGTTTATCATATGATTTGATGCTGTAATTGGTTCATCGTTTTTTCCAAACATAGAAGAGTTCATTTATATATCTATTAAAATATAAAATTGAAAACAATTAATAATTAAATTGAAATTAAATTAACCAACCATCTTATCAGTAACTATAATACTATTACACACCAATTAACCTCAGCCAACTACAACACAATCCAAAACAACAAAAATATGTTTCGTCAATCTAATTCACCTACTTATAACAATAACACTCGCAATAACAATAATAACAATAACCGTCGCGACAATTATAACCGAAGTGGTGGTAATTACAGAAGAAATATGCGTAATCAGGAACCACGACGCGAACAAAACGCGCCTGAAGGTGGGGGATGGGAAACTGTAAGCAGAGCCGGCAATTCAAGACAACGAACCTATCAAAATCGACAAAGGCAGCCAAGACAGCCAAGGCAACCTACAAATTCTCGATTTAACAGTTTAAAATCATCACCAATATCATCGTCGCGTGGATATAAAAACGCAAAACAAAATTCATTTTCCGCATTGGATAATACGGAAACCGAAACACCACGCACTCGATGGGAAAACCCACGCTCTCAATGGCGTTCGCGAGAACAGCAGCAGCATCATTTACAACAACCACATCATCAAAAACAACCGGAACCTACCCTAGAGTTTCCACCACTATCCGCAACTGCAAGTGTATCTAAACCTGCGCCCACACCAGTTACTTCCAAACCATCACTACAAGGTGCTTGGGGTAAAAAGCTAAGTGATGCCGTTGTTACAGAAGAAAAATTTGAAAAACAAGTAATTAAACCCAAAGAAAATGATGGAATGGTGCCAATCAACTTAAAAAACGAAAATCCCGTTCAAAAATCATCATATCACAAATTTAATTATAAAAATCAGTATAACTCGCAATTGTTTAATTTAAACACATCTACACCATCCAGCCCGAAATTATGGGGTGATTATGAAGATGAAGAAGAATCGCAATATTATGAAGATAGTTATAGCGATGATGACGGCGGGCGTGATTCACGAGACAACGCATCTGTAAGCGATGGGGAAGAATATTACAGTGATGATTATGATTACAGATATTAACCAAACGATAGTATATAATTACAAATAATAATAGATAATAACCTAATAATACTTATACCACTTATAATTTTTTATATTATTTATAAAAACAATCTAAATGCTTATATTTAATTATATTAATTAAATATAAATAATGTCAACAGCAGCTCGTATTCAAAAAGAACTATCTATATTAGTAAAAGATCCACCAGATAATTGTAGCGCCGGCCCATCGGGGGACGACCTTTTCCATTGGGAAGGAACCATTATTGGTCCAACTGAAACCGTATACGAAGGTGGTATTTTTAATTTAGACATACAATTTCCCAAAAATTACCCATTTAAACCGCCGAAAGTAAGGTTTTTAACTAAAATCTATCATCCAAATATAAATAGCGGTGGGTTTATATGTTTGGATATATTTAAAGAAAATTGGAGTCCTGCTTTAACTATTACGAAAGTGTTGCTTTCAATTTGTAGTTTATTAACCGACCCCAATCCAGACGATCCTCTTGTCGTGGATATTGCGGATGAGTATGTAAATGAACGCGAAAAATACAACGAAACTGCACGATCATGGACGCAAATTTACGCGTCTGTGTAATCAATTAATATTCAAGCAATATTCAAGCCACATTCAAGCAATATTCAAGCCACATTCAAGCAATATTCGGATTTTAATTAATAATAATTTACCAGCCTAAATAAATGAATTATTTTAAGAAGCAAAGATGTACACCAATTACATCATTAAATAATGATGTATTTGTATTTGAAAAGGTTGAGTTATATGAACCATCCCATATGCCAAAAATAGGATGGATACATTCTTGTATAATGTGTGCTAGTTTTACATCTAAAACATTATTATTTGATAGAACACACTATTTAAATAAAAACTACGAGTTTCATACTTATTTATGTAAAACATGCGTTGGTAGAATTTCCGACAATATACGGCATTATATTTTATTTAGTAAAAAAGCATCTAGTATGATGAGGCGATATAAAATACGAAATTTTAATAGAAATCAGTTGCATGAAGTAGAACAAGCAGTATTGCCTGATACTTCTACATCATAACTATTACAGTCGCAAACACGACGGGCTTTTACTCGTGCGATTTGGTCTCCTGCGGTTAACATTTTATTATCAGTAGGCGTTTGTCCTTGTTTATTATCATTGATGGCGGCGGATGTTTTATTTTGCAAGTGTTGATTGCTACTAAATTCCGGCATTCTTTTATATGTAGTTTTAGGATCTACAAAATGTTTGATTCTTGTTTTATATAAATTACGATAGGATTGTTGAATAATAGGTGTTTTTGCATAATCAGAAGAGCATTTGCTTTTATTGACACCAGTGTTTGTCACTGCTAAGTTAAACCCACCTCCTACGGAATTAACAACATTGTGTCTGGTTTTATTATCTAGTTTTCGTTTTAAAACATATAACGACATTATTTTATATTATTATTAGAAAATAATATAAAATAAACAATCAATCAACTAACCCGTCAAAAATTGAGCATAAATTGGTACTCGTATAAATCAGCATTCAACTCTTATCCAACACAACAAAACACAACAACACAACACAACAGTAAAATGGAGAGCTCAAACATGACTTTAAAGAAGTCCAAGAAAGGACCTTGCTCTATATGCAAAACAAACGCAAACTACCAACTAAACATGGGTTATCATGGTTATGATGGTTACTGTCATTGGATTTGTTATGTAAGTAAACACTATCCTTGGATTGATGTATCAAAATATAAGGAACCTGAAACACAGGCGCAAACGCAACCGCAAACGCAAACGCAAAAAACGCAAATTAGCATAGAATCTATAAAAGAAGAGTGTAAAACCGAAATAAAAACAACGCAATCCGTATCACAAGTAAACCAAATTCGTAGCATTCATTATCATAATGATTTTAATTTAAACGATCCATGGCAAGCCCGAGTTGCCGCATCTTCCCCTTAAACACAACACAAATAATATCTACCTTGTTTACAAAAATAAAAAACTATATACTTTTATTAAAATACACCCCCTATACATTTTTTTATTGATTATCTATAAAGTAGCGTTTTTGTTTAATTTTATCTTTATTTCTATCTCTGTCCCGGTATTTTTGTTTGTAATTATTGTTGTTTTTATCTTTATTACACCGCGTTTTATCACTGAGTTTATGTAGATACACAATCCAAAACCATGGATCATCGTAAAATATTTTTATGTTTAAACGCGTAGTTAGTTTTTCTATGACACTATCTACATAGTCGTTCTTATACCAATAACTGTAATAAATATGAACAATGTTTGTATTTTTGCCTTTGTTCTCTATAATATCAATTTTCTTTATTTTACCAAATTGATATTTATTTAACACATCAATAATCTGTGCTTTTGTTATTGTCTTACAGACGCGAGGTATACACAAAGTGTAATTGTTAAACATGGATATTTGGATTAACAACTATCCATATTTATAAAATCAATTTATAAATGCTGTCTCTTATATGTTAGTATTTAGTATAGATAACAAGTATCCATGTTTTTACTATATAAAGTCTAATATCGTAACTTAACCTAGGGTAGCTGTAAAGAGACATATTAATAAGTAATTTAATCTTTAAATTGATTTAAAATAAATTAACTTACACAAGCCGCACAAATTACATTTCAATTACACCCTAATTACAATATTACCAAGTATGAATCGTTTTCAAGATATGTCATCGAACCGCTTTCACGGCCAATCTCAACCCAACAGACAACCATCCAATCGGTTTCATTCTGGCTCAAGATTTAAAGATTCCTCCTATCATCAGTCACAGTCATCCACGCGGGTATTTCCACGAGGTAGTCACAATAACACCACCTCATCCAGCCGTGATTCACGGTTTCAGTCCAACCTACCCACAAATAACCGATGGAAACGAGATGAACACGAACCGCCTTCTAACAATCAACCATTTACTAAAACCCGTAATACGATGGGTTCAATGTCATCTGCAAAAGTGGGAATTGATCCGACATTTGACCCATCGGAAACAAACAGTAAGTTTGTAAATTTAAATTCAATGGCAATGGACTTTAATCAAATAACAGTAAAACCAAAGCAAAATAAAAACAAGAAAAACCGGAAAAACCGAAAGGTTCAATCAATCCAGACGCCACCAGCGCCTAAAAAATACAGTAGAAAATATGATTTAACAGACGAACAGCAAGACGATTTAAAAAATTCTATTGTAAATCAATATACTTATGAAGTAATTGAAGATAGTGATGAAGAGGTTCCACCAGAACAACCGTAAATATAAAACATTAATTACATCAATATTAAATAATCAAACATTAATTACATCAACACATAATAAAAACATTAAATAAGTATAAATCGCGAATAATTTATAATGTATTTTTTATATGATAAGTGATATAAATGATATTGGTAATATCGACGATATAAATGATACATTAGATGATTCATGGATAAAAGAAATAGATGATGAAGAATCGGTGTATAAACAGTTTTATACTTCTTCCCCTACATATGTTAATTTATGTATCATTTATTTGGATAATGTAAATAACATAATTCACATCAAAAAAAAGCCGACATCTTTAACAAATAACACATTAAGTAAAACCAAATTAATTTATTATATCAGTAAATTTTCCACTTTTCATAACACAAAATACAAATGTTTAGATATTTTAAAATACAACATACAAGTAGATTCGAAATCCATTCATAATTTTATAGCCAATCCAGATGGATTTAATTATTTATCAAATGAAAGTAAAATAGACGATATTTACTGGGAAAACAGTGTGGAAATGTTACATGATATCAATACATTGTATGTTATATACCAGCCTAAATATATAGAAAAGCATCGTAAAAGCAGAAAAACAAGGAAAAAACTGGTAATGAAACAAAGAAAAACAAGGAAAAACATAAATTGATATCAAAATGGTACTTATTGAAACACTTAATCATTTCATTCTAACAAACAAGCAACACACAAGCAACACACAAGCAACACACAATCAAAACCAACAAAACATGACATCTATGGCAACCATGAGCAAGCAAACACGAATTCAACAAAACAGCAATGATGAAACCGGTATATCGTTATGCATTCCGTTTGTATTTAAATCGGTAACAAAGGAAAAGATATTTGCGGTGATCCGCTCTATGAAGGTGGGTCATATTGAGCGAATTGACATTGTCAATGTAAGCGACCGTCAAAACAAAGCGTTCATTCATTTTGCCAAAGGTAAATGGGCATATAATGAAAACGCCGTTAATATCTTAAATGATATGAAGGCCGGTATTCCATGGATAGTGCCATATTGCAGAACTGGATTTTGGAAAATCGGTATATCTACAGCGGAAAAACCAACGCAAACGCAAGTCAATATCGTGCAACATCAACAAGCACCACGACATACACGAAGAAAAGTAATTGATATTAGCCCACCAACTCACATTTCCAATGAAGAATATTGGAATGTAAGTCAGGATGTTATGTCAATTATCGGAAACATGTATGGTGTCGACGATCAAGTATTGGCTAATATTCTATCAACTGATGAAAATGTCATGAAGGCATATGGCGAATATGTTGAAACCGGTGATTTCAAAACTTTTAAGGAAAAGTGTGAAAAAGCGATGGAAAATATTAGCAAGCAGTTTATTCCAACACCAATTGAACGCTGCGAACCGGAATACGAAGACGAAGACGAACTCGACAAAAAGATAGCAGAAATTGAATGGAGAAGGGACAATGATCCAACTCATCCTTGGTATTTAAGTGAGGAGGTAAAGGAAATGAATAAAAATGAGAAAAAAGAACTGCGGTTAAACAAGTGGACTAATGTCGACGCGCATTATAAAACGGTGGCAACGCCAAGAGAATATTATCAATTAATCAATGGATATCCTTATGTTGAAGGAGAAGATAGTGATGATGAAGAATATGATTAATAACAAACACACCTTAAAAAAATAAAAATACCCCCCAGAATAAAACATAAAACCCCCCTTAAAAAAATAAAAAAATAAAAACATAAAAACCCTTAAAAAATAAAAACATAAACCCCTTAAAAAATAAAAAAATAAAAACATAAAACCCTTAAAAAATAAAAACACAATAAAAACACCTTTTTTATTGTGTTTGTATTATTACAACATCAAAAACAACTTAAATTTACATAGATTAATATGTATAATTATGCATACATATGGTGCAAAAGGACATATTCAACAAAGTTGGATAAAAGATCATGATTCTACATTATCTGAATTAGATGATATCTATAACTACATTTTACAAATAAATTTCCAATTGGTAAGAACCGATGATATACACCTCTTAAAACAAAATTGGCAATTTCTATTGAAATTTTTATTTAATAACAAACCCAAATATATAAACGAAATAATGATGGTATGTAAATTAATATTGTATACCAGGGATATTAATTATGGAAAAGGGGAGAGAAAGTTGTCTTATATGTTATTGTTTGAGTTGTATAAGGTAGATCCAGAAACCGCAGTAATACTATTTGAATGGTTTGTAAAAAAATTACCCGATAAAACATCAATTGGATGTTGGAAAGATGTGAAACGATTTGCGGATTATATCAATAGTGAAGCAAAAAATGACAATCATATGTTTATTACGAAAATAATACAGATTTCAAATCGTTATTTAAAAGCCGATCATGAACAAATTACGCAAATATATGATTTGTTTAAAGATAAACCAGAAGAAAGAATCCAGCATTACATAAAAAACAATGTGGAACTTTCGCTGGTAGCAAAATGGTTGCCTAGAAAAAGTAAAAACAATAATAAATATGGGTGGTTATTTGAAAAATTAGCCGACAACATGTTTAAACATTATTTTAAAATGGTAAGCACGGAGAAAAATATTAATAATAAGAAATGGTGTCGAGCGGTCAATAAATGTGAAATGAATTATCGCAAAATGTTGTCGTTTGTAAATAAGCATTTAAATGTGGTTGAAATACTGCAGACATCTCATGAAACAAACAAGATTGATTTTACCAGACTACCGACGCTCGCAAAAAAAAGGTATCACTGTGCATTTTTAAAAAAGAAAACACATCTCGGTGATATATTATGTAGTAGTAAATATGAAAATTATATATTAAACTATTTTTTAAATGAAAACGCGGTTATAACCACCAAGCAACAATTATATGAAATCGTCCAGCACATTATTGTAAATAAATTATGGGAATGTCCAAACAATCATATGGAACGATTAATGATTGATAAACTATGGAATTCAAAAAAAATAACGATAGATGAAATGGAAAACATTGCCATTGTAGATATGTCACAATCCATGCACGGATTGCCATTATATAACGCAATCGCACTAGGTATATACATATCACAGCATAATACAGGTAGTTTTAAAGATCGATTAATTGCGTTTGGTAATCGACCACAATATATTAAATTCAGTGAAAATATGGATATTTGCGAAAAGGTTAGACTGACTTTCGCCGAAAACGACAATATTCATAGTGATTTGTATGGGGTAATAAACACACTGATCAAAACCATAAAAAATTATAATTTACCTAATAATGAATTAAAAATGTATTCCTTAACCATTCTTTCTGATATGCAGGTTGAAAATAATGTTAAAATTAATAATACTAACGAAATCATACCTACTAATTTCTATATTTACAATACAATTAAAACGATGTTTAAAAATAATCACATTGATATGCCGCAAATTATATTTTGGAATTTAAAGCATCACGATGGGTTTCCTATATCTGTAAATGATATGCATAGTTATGAAAATGTATTGTTGCTGTCTGGATTTAATGAAAATAATTTACAGATATTCCAAAAAAGTTATGAAAATAGCAGTAACAATAATAACAGCAAACCTACGCGCATGGCTAAAGATGTGTCATCAACTGATAATGTATTATTCAAACTATTATCAATTAAGCGTTATGATTTTGTAAACAAAGAGATATTGGCAAATATATTACTGTAAATTTAAATAAATCTAAATATAAGCCCAGTAGTTAATATATGAGTAATTTTTTAGATATATACAATGAAATAAATGCGGAGTTGCTTTCGGATACATATGAGCAAAATGTAATTAATAATATAATAGAATTGACATTAAATCAACAAAATGCTCACAAACAAATATTGTCTGAAAAGGGAGAGAAACAACTAAAACAAGTTGTGTATAATCAGTCAACGCATGCGATGAAACAATGTCCAATTACACTGAATGACTTTAAAGAAGGTGATATAGTAACTGAATTGCCTTGTTCTCATATATTTGATAATAGTGGTATTGAATTGTGGTTAAAAACAGAATCCGCAAAGTGTCCAGTATGCCGAGAAGCATTGGATTTTGTAGAAATAAAAAATCCCGATGTCAATACACTTATAATGGATAATAGTAATACTATATTTCAAACCAACCCCTTATCTTTATTTTCCAACATTACAATCGATTTATCTTTAAATCCACAACTATTAGAACCATATAGTAGGGAGTATAATATTAGTGCACCAGAACAAAATGTATATGAAGCGCTGGATTTCGAAGATGATATATTTTATAATACGCTGCAGTTTATAGAAGAAGAAGATAGAATAATACAGGAAGCACAAGATATATTATCCATGGATATATCATTTAATATCTGCTAGTGTTAGTAAATAAAAAATCAATAAAATAAGATTTTATTGATTTTTTTGTTGTTTATAGTATTTTAAGGTTTTATTTTTATTGACTTATAACTTTATTTAAGGGTTTATTTGCTGCGATTTATATATCATCCCAGTCAATCACTTCTGCTTGTGTGATATTTTTATTTTGTTTTTTAGTAGTGTCATTTGTTTTCATATCAATTACAATATTAGTGTCGTTTAATAGATCTTCTTGAGTTGAAAATTCAATACCGGCATTTTCTTCTTCTTTTATTTCTTCATCTACTTCTTTCCAAATATGAGCGGTAATATTTTTATCATTTTTCAGTTGTTCGTATTGATAATCGGAATAAATATATAACAAATCCACTTTTTCTTTTTTACTAGGTGCTACCACCTCCCATTCTCTTTTCCCCACTAATATAATGTTATTAAGTGATATTTGATTGTCTCTTTTATTTCTACCACGAAATTTCCTTCTTAAAACACACAATCGTTCCACGCCATCGTTGCATATAACACCGATATTTTGTCCACCATATATATTTGTGACGCGAGCATATATTTCACATGGTTCGCGGGGATTTGCCAGTCGTAGTGTTTTTCTGACACTTTGTTCTTTGACATCTTTACTTGCCATTTTTTTATGCTTGTTTCCACCTTTCTTGTTTTTTACCATTTTAGTATATAGTATATTAAATTAACTTTGCGCTTTTAATTAAAAATACATTGTTATTATATTTTTAAATCAATTTTATATAACATAAATAACATCGCTATAGTAGCATAACTAATACACAATCTGTGGTAATGTAGAATTAAGTTCTACATTGTATGATTTAAAGCAGTCACTAATTGATTGTTTTTCAATGGGTCGAATGCTTTTATATTGTGTTTCTATTGATTGTTCATCGGGTTCAAATCCATAGGTATCATAAAAGGACTCCATTAAATCCACAGTTGGGAATTTTGCCTTTTTTTTCACAAATGTAACTTGATATGTTTTAAATACCTTTTTCCAAAATGGTGTTGTCCTAGCATAAAACTCCCAGTGGTGTAAATACGCAGATATATATCTATCTACATCATTAAATGTGTAATTGTTTCTCTCCCAAACTTTTACTACATCTGTTTTATTTTTAAATCTGGCCAGTTGAAACGCGCCGATAAGGGGGTTGATTTCGTATAAGCGCTTTTCTTTTAAGGTTTTATAAACATAATTGACTGGTGCTTTGAAATCAGTGATTTGTGTTAGGTCTGCGGCTGATAGTTTGGTTTTAATCCATACTTTTTTGGTTTTGTTAAGCTTGCTAACTAATTTAACTATCCACCGATGATGCTGATTTTCATAAAACAAGCACATGTTGTGGTTACGCGTGCCTTTGTATAACGATGTATAAATCATTTTAACTGCGTCTGTGGTTTGTGTATTTAAATATGATACACTATTATGTATATTTTTCTTTAAAATTGCAGCTGTAATATTGTCGTTGGGTGGTATAAGTGTTGTATCTGTTTTTGTATATAAATATTGAAACACGGTAATATCTGCATTTTGTTTATGAAGTTCTTTTACAATTTTAGCAATATGTTGAAAGTCGTTGTTTTTTTTCCATGCGTTGTATTCTGTATCAATCTGTTTCTCAAATGACGCTCCTTTAATGTAATAAAAGTCGTAGTATATTTTTGCTATAAAATTCCAAAGAAAGTTGGACTGTTTACTTTTGTGTAATTCATATGCCCAAAACAAACATTCAGACAATGTATGATTGTTTTGAAATAATAAAGATAGCATAAAACTATACTTTACTTCGTCGAGGTTGTATAATAAATACGACAGTTGTATTGTTTCCATATTAATATAATATCTTTGTGTGTTTCTGTAATATAATTGTATTGCTTTATTATTTTACTACAATTATTAATTATGATTCAATTTATTTCTTTTATTAATATATAATGGGAAATCCTTGGTTAGATCATGTTAAGAAAACACGCGCACTTCTTCCAAGTGGCACTATGTTTAAAGATGTATTAAAGAAAGCAAAAACAACCTGGAAGAAAACATCGACTGCTGTTAAATCAACCGTGAAGCGCGCTGCCAAAAAGGTTAAGAAAACAGTGAAGCGCACCGCCAAAAAGATTAAATCTCGAGTTCACAAAAAAGGTAAAAAGAAAATGGGCGGAAAGAAAAAGACGGGAAAGAAAAAGACGGGAAAGAAAAAGAAGGGAAAGAAAAGTAAAACTTCTAAGCGCAAGTAAATAAACCAACGCGATGTTAACACTTTTACAAACTTTATATAATAAAATAGCAAATATAATTATCTATTTTATTAATTTATCAATGGTTTTCTTTAAATATGGATATTTTTTGCGATAAAGCATGATCATATTTAATTTGCGCTGTTAGTTTTTTTTTAATATTTACTGCGTTTTTAGTGACACTACTTATAATTTTTTTAATTTCACCTTTCTTTTTGGTAGTGATTGTTTTCATATAGTCTAGTATGTAATTATATGTTTCAAGAGTGTTTAATCGGCGTGAAGGATCGGGGTGCATGTTTATAGATAATATCATTTCAAACATCTTTAAAAATTCTAGGTTTTCTGTGTCACTATTTTTAAATAGTTGTAACGGTCGCATAATCATCATGGATAAAGAATATACATCCCAGGTATCGCAATATTTAATAATATATGAAATTGCATTTTCTCTCCCCATTTCTTGATATTTATTTAATTGTTTAATGCTGAGTTGTTTAAATTTTTCTACGAAAACAGTCGGCATTTTGTTCAACAGTTTATTATACTTAATGTATTCGTCTACCATGTAGGGGATTTCGTCTTTAATGTCTTTGTCTGGTTCTTGAATTAAAAAAGTAATGTAATGAATATCTAAACACCATAATGAATAATCAGGCGCATAAACATAAAAATAATCGTCTAGCCGACTCTCATAGTCTGGATCGTCAAATGCTGGCATAATATCTTTTTTATTTAAGGACAATCCAAAATCAATAATAATTGGTATTTTTCTATCTGTATCATACATAACATTTTCCCCTTTTATATCATAGTGAATTATTCCTTGTTTATTTAATAAAAAAATGGAATACAAAAGGTAAGTATAACTAGAAACCAATGTATATAGCATATCATTATCTACATTATCTAGTAAATATTTTTTAAACTCTTCGCCTTTTACTAATGGCAGTTTTGAAATAACAAATTTTTTATCTGGCTTTCTAGCTATGATATTACAATCTTCTTTGCGCGAAACCATTTGTATTACTTTACTATTGTATTTGCACGATGAAATAATGGGGGCAAACCTTTTTTTATAAGAAGGGATTTGCTTAACTATTTTTCCGATATTTAATTCCCGTTCGGCGGTTGAATTTTTCACTTGTATCTTAGTAACAAACTTATCTGATTTTATTTTATTTCCTTTACAAGTAACACCTGGTTTTATAATACAACCAAATCCTCCTTCTCCAATTATCTCTCCCCCAGATTGTGTGATGAAATTGCTCATTTTATATAATAAGTTATAAAAATAAAAAGTATTATACTATTTATTTTACGAGTTGGTATACCGCCGTTTAGTTATATTTTTGTTTTAATCGTCGCATCTATCAAATAATTTATTAGGTTTGCTGTTGCCGTTGCTTTTGTTTTTGCTGTTTTTAATTTTATAGTAAGCATTGTTAAATTGTTTTTTTATCTTTTGAAAGGATTCTTTATTGGTTAATTGAAATGTTTTAAGTCGGTTCATTTCATTTTCTATTTCGGAGACAATTATACTGTCGTCTTCATTTATAAATTGCTTGTATAATTGGCTTTGTTTCATATCGTGCTTGTGTATATAATTTTCTATAAATTCCAAAAAGCAGGGGTTTCTTGGTATGTATTTTATAGATGACCTTTCATCGTTAGATGCTGGTTTAGCATGATTGGTTACCGCCTTATTTTTATAGTAATAGCGTGCGCTTTTATATATTTTATCCTTGAAATCACCCGCATATCCTAAATTTAGCAACCGTCTTTCTTCTAAGCAAATCATGTCATTATTTGATTTTTCCCATAATTCAAATGCTATTTTAAACCCACTACTACTTGCATTTTTATGTTTCAACGAAAATGCTTTTATAGAAGTTGTTAGTTGGCTGGTAAGCTTAAATCGGTATGTTAATTCAGTCATTTCTGTTTTCTGCGTTTAGTAATTAACATAATAATTACAATCAATTTAATGTCGATTATTAACACTGATTTTAAGGTGGCTTTTTAATATGTCATTATTATACACACTTAATGATATATTACTTGGTTTCAAAAGTATATTACAATACAAATAAAGATACTTATGAAAAAATAGTAGGATTTGACACAAATGTAAACGACATCAGTTTAAATCCGTATATAAAACCAATTTCTATTAAACCGATCGAAAAGGTTGGACTGACACCGCATTCTTGTTTTTATGTATTGATGCACCCAAGTGAGCATCGGTTTTTAACCTTAAATGACATGGATATGGTTTTAAATATCTTATTGCCATTGAATTATACTATTAATGAGGTATTAACTAAAATAGAACTAAAGCGTATGAGAAATATTGTATATGTTGTAAATAAATAAAATAGAAAATTGATTTAATAATAAGGCTACAATTATAATTAACAACTAAACAGTAGAATACAATGATGGAAGATATGTTTAAAGAATACATTGAAAGTTTAACTAAACAAGAAAAGTTGGCATTGGAAATAGCACAAGATATGCTAGGTTCTTCATTTGATATGGAAAAATGTATTGGTTTTAATAAATGGTTAAAAACTAGAAATAATAAATCTAATTAATTTATATCATGGAAGCAAAAAATACACCACAAGAAAATAAAATAAAAGCAGAAGAAAGTAAAACAGCAGAAGTAAAACCGGACCCCACGCCGGCTACTACAGATGCGACAGTTGCTGATGTAGATGCAACTACAACAAATAAAGACAGTAAACAAGAAGGTGAAGTGGGAAACGAAAAAGAAGGTGAAGTTGGGAAAGAAAAAGAAGGTGAAGTTGGGAAAGAAAATCCAGAAAATAGTAAACAACAATTCAACAATAAAGGCTTGGAAATAACCGCAAAAACCCTTAATAAAACTAATTTTTCACGATCACGGGAATTGGCAGATAAATATGCAAATCAGTTAATAGATAGTGCTGAACGATTTGGAAAAAAAATAAGCATTGATAAAATAAAAGAAAAACTAGGCGAAGATTTATTTAGAAATTTAAAGCAAACATCTTTAAAATACTTTTTTGATTTTCTTTCCAAATACTCAAACACCAGTATGGATATTATAAATGATGTATTTAAAAGTGCCTCTATTGATTTAGAAGAAGATGGGTTTTCTGGTTTGTTAAGTGCGAAAAATAGAATGCGGGGAAATATACTATTAATGTTTTTATTGGACCGGTTAAACTTTGCTTTAACCAATCCAGAAACACGACAGAAACTACTGGAAACAACGGAGTTATTAAAGCAGTTTACCAATGAAACATTTATGGCAATTATAACTACATTGCGAGAAAACAAAGAACTATTGGAACAAACAATGGAACAGTTTAGACCCATTATAAAACAATTTATAGTTACAACAGTAAGTGCTCTTATACAGGGATTGATGGTAGCAATTGCCGCATCTGGTCCAGTTGGTGCACCTGCTAATTTATTTTTTCAAGGCACAAAAGTTATAAATGAAGTCGCTCCCAAATTAGGACGGTTTTCTGAAAATGTTGGAAACATTATTGAAAAATATGATAAATTGTTAGCTAGTTTAAGTAATAAAGGAGAAGGACCATTAAATCAATTTAAACAAATGAAAGAAAAGGTCACGGATTTTACAGACATGATTGCGTCTGTTACTCAAGATGCCGCATTAATTGATGCTATGAGTAAAACTGCATAAAATATAAAAAAATTATAGTTATTTTATATTTTACTATTGTTGATTTATACTATTGTTGATTTATACTATTGTTGATTTATTCTATTGTTGATTTATACTATTGTTGATTTATTATTGACTTAAAATCCCATTCGTTTAAACATACTAAAACTCATTTCCTTTTTCTCTTTTTCTGCGGATAATTCGTCTGTTCTTTTTGTTGTAAATGGAAACATTTCATTTAGCTTTCCCATATATATAAACTTATTGGCTTGATCTACTACAGATTCATTTGCCTTATCTTTTTTACTTTTGCTTTCATATCGCTTGTCTACATTTGTTTTTAACTTGGCAAACACATCATCATTTTCATCGTTATCATTTTCATTTAGTTTTACAAAATCTTCTTTTTCCATTTCTTTTAATTCTTCTTCCCTTTTTCTTTTTTCTTCTGCTCTTTCCTTTTTCTCCTTCAATAATCGTTTCCTATCAATATACATGTTTTTACAACGATAAAACTTGACAAATTTTCTACAAATAGTTTCCAAATAATCATACTTGATTGATTTTTCCGCCCAATATTCAAAGCCTTCTTTATACTTATTGTATCTCATAAAAGCAATTCCATCCGGCGTCATATCAGATATATATACTGTTTCACTTGGATTTCCACTTGCATCTTCAATTTCGTCAATATCGTATTGTTCTTCATATTTTATTTCTTCTTCTTTTTCCAGTTCATCTTCAATATATTTCATAGGCTTATAAACATATTTTGATACATAAATAGATGATAATATAAATCCAATAACACTTAGTTCCAAAGTAAACAATAAGTAAATAATATTCATTACAATATCATTTTGTAACAAAATAGGGGTTGAAGTAAATAGAATGGTATTCAATAATATAATAGTAGCACATGCCGGCGCACAAAATAACAAATCATTTTTAATAAACATCATGTAAGATTTAATCGTGTCGGTGTAAGTTAAAGTATTCGATAGCATTTGTATTTAATACAAAAACTTATACAATATATTTAAATCAATTTAATAAATGTTTTATGGTTTATGTGTTTGGCTTCGTGTGATTATGCTTTTTGCTCCGTAGTAGATACCATTTCTAATCGTAGTTGCATTAAATCTTCTATTTCTTGCGGTAGATATGGAACGGTGTATTTAATGTGCGAAGGCTTAGACGGATGCAAACAAATCAAATACATGTTTTTTATTTTTTTATCATAATTTTTCTCCAGTAAATATTTGTAGGTGTTTAATTGTAATGTATAGTGCCAAAAGTTCGTATCTGGCAGATGTTCAATACAGGCTGTAGTTGCTGATTGCCATGGGTTGTGTTTTTTTATTTCTTTACACCTCTTCCAATCACAAATATCCAATGTTCCGTCTGGATTTTCATAAATCATATCAATAGAACCAGCTAACTGTAATTCTTTGTCGTATACCATCCATTCCGTTCTATATGGTTTTAATTGTGTGCTTAAATGAAACTTCATAAAGTAAGAGAATTCAGTAGAATCGTTTTCTACTTTATTGTTGTTGTAATAACATTCAATATCATAATGCATTTTTGTGCCAGCCGTAGATGCTTCTACTTTATTTCTCTCCCATTCATCTTTTATTTCTTGCTTGGTTTTGCCATAATATTTGTTATTAGGCCATTTGGGTGAATTCATCATTTTGTCAATGATTTTATCACTATCAAACTTTGCAAAATGGCTGTGATTCCATGTAGTTACCGACATAAAACTACTGTCGCCATCTATTGTGTATATATGAGGCCCTTCATCAAATGTGATGTGACTGTCTCGTTCGTGTGGGTATTTTCTACTTAAATATTCCAAATCCATTGCTGTTTGCTGACTATAATAAATACTGATGACGCATTATTTATTATATTTTTATTATTCAATTTATGATTGCTGTATTTGTTGTAAATTGTTTTGTAATTTGCTGTAAAATATTATAGCATACTACTTAAAACAGTTTGCATTTGTGATTTTAAGGTTTCTACATCTGATTTTAAACTGGCGTTTTCATTTTGTAATTTTTTCACATCGTTGTTTAATTCCTTAATTGATTCAATCAATAAAGATACCAAGTTTCCATAATTAACTGATAATAAATGTTCGGGTGAATCGTCTTGATTTACTACTTCTGGCACTACTTTTTCCACTTCTTGCGCAATTAAACCAATATGTTTTTTGTCATTGTTTATATCGTTTCTATTGTATTGAACGCCTCTTAATTTACATACGGTGGACAAAGGTTCTTTAATTGTTTCTATATTATACTTTAATCGTTGATCGGAATAGTTTGCTACTTCACCTGGAAATAAACTTAATGTGTTGGCATTGCCAAAGGTAATGGAATGATCGCAATTTTCAAATATGGATTTGCTTTTATTAGTTAAACATCGAATATCTCCTTCCGTTTCGATATTTCCACTAATATCCATTGTAAATGCGTTTCCATTTAATTCTTCCGTGCCAATTGCAAAGCGGATATTATTACTAACATCTGCGTTGTATCCAAACGCACTCGAATACGATACTCCGCTGGTATCAATGTTTGTTCCAAATATATAATTAGAAGAACCGTCTACAAGACTATTGCTGTATCCAGCGATAAAATTATGTTGGTTTTTATTGGGGGCAGTAGAAATCTCTGTATCTGTTACAATATTAAACTCACCAAATACAGTTGATTTGTTTATGGTTGTTTGGTGCGAGCGACCTTGAATAAAACAATCATTACCTAGATTGATATTATCCGAACCAACATTAAATAAGTAAGAACCCGAATTGTTATTATTATCTCCAAACACATTTGACTTATCGCCCACAAAGCGATTGCCGTCTCCAAAAGTAGTGGTGTTTTTTGATATATCTTCTTTTACATTATTTAAACCCATAATAACATACGGAATAGCAGAACAACTTATGTCTAAAGCCGCCGCAACCGTAAATACATTTACACCGATACCGGTTTCTACACTTAAAATACCTAATGTAGGATTATTACCAGTGTCTCCTAAAAAAAGAACGGTATTATCTACATAAGTAGTATCTTTGCCCATAATAGTGTTTCCAACAATTGAAAGAGTATTTTTAAATATATTTTGTGTTGGAATAGCACCAAAAAGCGTATTTTGCGTTTGATAAATACCAACGCTGGTAGTTGTTTGTGGAGGCGTAAATCCTTCAAATTCGGTTTGGGCACCCGCTGTAGCGTCGTTTCTAAGTAACAACTCAGTAGGAACATTTACACCGGTTTGTTTTAAATATAATTTTTGACCATCAAAAATAATTGTTCCATCATTTAAGGAATTAAAGTCTGTTGAACTTTGCACAATTGTTTGAGAGTTACCTAATATTATAAAATCACTGGTTCGTATGGCACCGGATACATCAATAGATACTCTTTCATTTCCAAATACTGCACGCTCGGTTAGTTGTGCAGGGTCATGATTTATTAATACCGCACTATGACCGGAAGTTCTACTTAGTATGGACATGGGAATCGTTTTGTTTTGAGATACATCTATGTTATTTGTAAATGAGTTGTTGTTAGTATAAGTAGGTGAATAGTTTTCATTGCTTACTACAAATGCCATTCCCGCTTCTGCACGTTCACCGGTTATTTCATCGTATCGTTCATAATATGCGATTCCGGTGGCATCTGTTCCGTTTGTTTCTTCATTAAAACATATAGCTGGTAAACTATTTTTCTCTATTTCATCATTAAATACATTTGATGTATTTTTTCCAAAAGATAATCTACAAGAAGGCGCGGTTGTTCCTAACCCCACTATTAAATCATCGGCAAATGATGATATGGTAGTAAATTGATTGGACCCTTCTTCTGCGTCAGTTAAACTAAATACATTACTTTCATTAAATGATATAGATTGGTCCGACCGAATCCCTCCTTCTGTACCATGTTTTGCCATATTTTGAATAGATGTCATTTTTTATATATATAAATAATATTTAATAAAATAATAATCTTACTTCGTTTTATTTTCTCACTATAATATTTTAAAAAGCAATCGGGTAAAATAGTAATTTATGTAAATAAATTAATATTTAGATAAATTAAAAATGGTTTACAATATTGAATTATCCCTGAAAGTAAAACAACAATCTAACATGACAAAAACAACCAACGACATAATAGAACAATCGTATAATTATTCATGTAATAATCATTATGTCAATTATGAGTATATTCATAAAAGAAAAGTAGTTGTTAGAAACAATTGTGTGATTAGTTTAACTTTCGAGGATAACCCAATAGAAATCAGTAAATTTATAAGAAAAATAAAAGCAAACCGATCGATTAGCATTGAATGTATATCTTATGGAGATACTGTTACCGATTTACTATATGCGTCTAAACAGTATTTAAATATCATGGAAAAATCAAAGGTAAAAGAATATTTGGAAAAAAAAAAGAATGGATTATTAGATACAACCTCGGTTATTATGATAGAAGTGTATAAAAAAAGATAAGTTAGTTTTGCCGTTGCTTTTCACTATTATGCGTTCTATCAATTAAAAATTCATGTCATATATTTCTTTACAAATTTTTTTATTAACAAAATCTATACCTATAAACCCAGGTTTATCGTTCCATTTTTTTATTTCTTTTAATTTGATTCGAAACCATATATTTGTAAAAAACGAAACTATTCTAGGAGGAATTACACCTTTCAATGGCACATAATTTAATTGTATTTCTAGTGTTTTATATCTATTATCATCATTGTTTTCTATTAAAAAATGCTTTATACTATCATTAACACTACATATATTTGTTAAACTCCAAGTATTGTTTACTAAAATGGATGAATTCAAATCTAATCTTCCCTTACATTTTTCATTACATAAATAATATTCTGGCATTGGAATGATTTTCCCCCTTAAGGTTTTTACAGGTTCATTTAAATTTATGTTTTGGTTTATTACAGGGCCTTTGTTTATTATTTCCCATAAATCATTTATATAACTTAATTTCCATTCCTTTCTTGTATTCCATTCTCTTTTAAAAAACAAAAACACAAATTCACTAGGATTATTTTGTAAAAAATCACTAATTTCTTTAATTAATGTTCGCATGTAATAACTAGACTGTATTGCATGGGGTATATTTATACTACCATCTTTTAATCTTCTCAATCTAATATCAAACGCTCTTACACCAATTTCAAGCTGTTGTGTAATTGATTTATTTTGACACTGTGCCCATTTCCATGGTATAGACATTGAGCAATACTTAGGCGATACTGCACACGAATTATGAGTTTTAGGTATAGCATTTAAATCGCGAATTCTTTTGCTATCACTTATTTTTTTCATCCAATTCATTATTATATATATCATATTATTTTACTATAATCTTGACATAATCTTTTACTATAATCTTGACATAATCTTTCACTATAATCTTGACATAATCTTTCACTTTTTATATTTTTTTCTTTGTTTTTGATGGCGTCTTTGATTTGCTTTTTTTTGTTTTTTTATTTTTTGATTTGCTTTTCTTTTTTGTATTTTTTTTAGCTTGCTTTGCTTTTCTTGTTTTCTTGTTTGTTTTGTTTTCTTGATCCAGCATGTGTTTTAATCTATCTTTTAATGGCATATTTTTGTTTTTCATTATTCTAGTAAATAAATCATCTATGTTTTTATTGGAAAGTTTATATTGATGCATATCTTTATTGTTTTTCATAACAATATTTGCATTTTCTCCATCATAATCAAATGCATATTGCTTATTTAAAACCACATTTCCATCGACTGTTTTCATAATTTTTCCGGTTTGAACCACATATTCATTACTCATTTGTATTATATATAAATAATAATAATATTAAAATATTAATATTAAAATTTAATATTAAAATAGTAATAATAATATTAATATATTATTACTATAAATGAATAATATGATTAATGCTGATACCGGCGATACATTGGAAATTCTAAAAAATATAACACCGTCGACAATGTCAAATGATGCCTTGCCTTCAGAATCATATTCGGATTCTGCCACTGAATCATTTAAAATAGGGGGTAGTAAACCGGTATCCAATAGTAACAACAAAACATTTAATGAAATTAAACAACTGTATCATGAAGTATATGGAATATAATGGAATATATTAAATTGATTGTTTTATTGTACTGTTATTAATTATAATAATTTAAACCCATTTTGTTTAGTTAAAATACAATTAAATAAGATGGCATTCAACCAACAATTTATTGAAGTATTAGATAAACTTAGTGGATATTATCAAACTAAGGGAAATTTTATGAAAGCACGAGCATATGAAAAAGCCAGAGATTCGCTGATTTTACACAAAACCGATATTACATCTGTAGATCAATTACAAGGTATACCTAATGTTGGTAAGTCCACTATTGGTAAATTAAAAGAATATGTGGAAACAAAAAGTGTTAAAGTCTTGGACGATGCTTTAAATGATCCAGAAATCGTGTTTTCCAAAGTATATGGCATAGGACCAAAAAAAGCAAAAGAGTTAGTGGAAACACACAAGGTTAAAACGATTAAAGAATTAAGAAGCAAGCAAGACGAGTTGTTAAATGATGTTCAGAAAAAAGGATTACGGTATTATGAAGATATTTTAAAGCGCATACCCAGAGCAGAAATCGACCAGTATTTAAAGCATATGACTGCCTTATTTAAAAAGGTAAAGGCAGCAAACCCAACCTCTGCAAACAGCAGTTTAGATATTGTTGGTTCTTATAGAAGAGGAAAACTGGATTCCGGCGATATTGACATAATTATTTGCAATGAAAATGATGATAACAAAGTGTTTAATGACTTTCTGGATTTAATGATTGAACGCAAATTGTTAATTGAAGTGCTTTCAAGGGGTAATATCAAAAGTCTTGGCGTAGCAAAATTAGGTAAGCATCCTGCCAGGCGTGTTGATTTCATGTTTACTCCTAGAAGCGAAAACGCATTCGCAATATTGTATTTCACAGGAAGCAAAGAATTTAATACGGCGATGAGATCACATGCTCTTAAAAAAGGATATAGTTTAAACGAGCATGGATTATACAAAATGGAAAACAAGAAAAAGGGAGAGAAGTTAACCCAATTATTTAAAACGGAAAAAGATGTATTCGACTTTTTAGGATTGGAATATGTAGCACCAGAAAACAGGAAGGGAGCTAATTCAATGATAGTAAAGAAAAGTGCTGCCGTTGTTAGCCCTTCTGTTAAAAAAACCTTAAAACGGAAAACAAGATCCGGCAAACAAACCTTAAAAAACGGCACTGGAGGTGGTAGAAAAAAGGCCAGTGTAAAAACCCAGGAATTGATTGCCCTGTTTAAGGAAAATGGTTTAAATCATTTAAAAACTTTGTCGGAAAAGGAATTGGCTAGTATGATTATATTGGCAGATAAACAATATTACAGCAATGATAAACCGCTTATGACCGACAGTCAATATGATTTATTAAAGGAATATGTGGAAGAGTTGTATCCTAATAATAAGGCGATACAAAAAGGACATAAAGCGTGTGATGTTGCTGTCGATAAAAAAAAGGTTGCTTTACCTTATGAGATGTGGTCGATGGATAAAATCAAAAGTGAAAAGCAAATAAACAACAAGTTGAAAAAGTATACTGGACCTTATATTGTAAGTGCGAAGATGGATGGTATATCGGTGTTGTATTATTCCGAAGACAAATATAAATCTTCACCACAACTATATACGAGAGGCAATGGTAAAAAGGGACAAGACATTACATACTTATTACCATATTTAAATTTGCCTGTTATACCAGATGTCACCATTCGTGGTGAATTAATTATTAAAAAACAGCTGTTTCAAGACAAATATGCTGAACAGTTTTCCAATCCCAGAAATTTTGTGTCGGGTCTTGCAAATAGTAAAAAGCTAACCGATGAATTGAAAAAGATGGTAGGCGATTTAACCTTTATTGCGTATGAAGTAATTCATCCTGTTATGAAAGGTTCCGATCAAATGCGATTTTTAGAGGAGAATTGGGGTAAACACAATATTGTAAAGTATAAATTAATGGATACAATCAATAAAGAAGTTATGTCGGAATATTTAATGGACTGGAGAGAAAATTATGAATATGAAATTGATGGTATTATTGTTTCGCAAGACGGCATATTTAAGCGCCAATCTAAAAATCCAGATCATGCTTTTGCTTTTAAAATGGTTTTATCAGATCAAATGGTCGAAGCCCGTGTAGTAGATGTATTATGGGCTCCCAGTAAAGATGGATATTTAAAACCGCGTGTTAAAATTATGCCTGTTGTTATTGGTGGTGCGACGATTGAATACGCAACTTGTCATAATGCGGACTTTGTTAAGAAAAACGGTATTGGAGTTGGTGCGGTGGTTCAATTGATACGAAGTGGTGATGTGATTCCCAAAGTTCATAAAATGATACATAAAACCACGCCTAAATTTCCTACTAATTATAACTATGTTTGGACAAAAGGAAATGTCGATATAAAACTAAGTGACGAAGATATCAAGGAAAATGATGTTGTAAAAATCAAGCGTATCGAGGAATTCTTTAAAAAGTTAGAAGTAGTTGGGATGGGCTATAAAAATGTGGAGAAACTATACGAAGCTGGATATAATACAATTGAAAAGTTTGTGAAAATGGAGATAGACGATATCAAACAACTTCCTGGAATGGGGACTACATCTGCGAAAAAGATTGTGAATAGTATTAAAGAGCGATTGGAGAAGGTAGAACTTTATGTAATGATGGGTGCTAGTCCATGCTTTGGAAGAGGAATTGGTGAAAAACGATTAAAGGAGCTGCTTATTCATTATCCATTTGTGCTTAGTAGTAAAAGTTCGGATGATGTAAAGATAAGTAAAATTAGTAGTTTAAAGGGATTTGATACCAAAACAGCAAAGCAAATAGTTCCTTATATTGATGATTTTAAGCGATTTGCAAATAAATTGGGTGTTTTGTATAAGTTATATAGCTTTAAAACCAGTAAGGCAGAAAAAGCGCATCCATTAAAAGACAAGAAAATCGTGGTAACTGGTTCAAGGGATAAGGAATTTATGGAAAAAGTAAAAAAGCTAGGCATTCCATTAACTACTTCTGTTAGTAAAAATACGGATTTTGTGTTAGTAAAGTCGATGTCGGAAGAAACGGGTAAAACTGCCAAAGCAAAATCGTTGAATATTACTATCATGACAACCAAGGATTTCACTGAAAAGTATTTAAAGTAAGTAATACATAGTGTAATGTATAATATGTAATAAAAAATATAAGGCAACGGCCTTATATTTTTTATTTATTTGTTGGCATAAGTGGTGTTGGATTTAAGGTGTAATTTGTAAGGAAAACAGTGTTTTAGTTGGTTGTCATAATCGTCTATTTTACCATATAAAAAGTAAGCAAGATAAGTGGTGTGAGATACAATCGCTATATTGTTTTCTTTTCTTTGTAAAATAAAATCTTTTACTTGTTTGACTCGTGTTTCCAATTGTTCTAGGGTTTCATTGGTTTCTGCATGCCACAGTGAGTCTGTTTCCGGTAAATGTTTAAAATTCACAGTGGGGTGATATTTTACTACTAATTCACTACGATCTTTTCTGTGGTTAATATTTTCATATGAGGCAGGGAATTCTTTTACTTGATCTAATGATATCATTTTAACATTTAAATCTTTAAAAATGTTTGTAGCGGTTTGAAGTGTTCTTGTTAATGGAGATACGATTACTAATTCAATATTGTTTTTTTCAATCCAATGTTGACCTAGTAATTTCGATTCACTTTGCCCCAGTTCGGTTAAACTACTGTCTCTTAGCATCATGTATGCTTTCTCTCCCACTTCTTTAAACAAAACATTATGTTCTGCGGTTCCATGTCGAATACAATATACATTTTTCATTTTAATTAACTATAAAAAATAGTTTTTAAATTGTTGTTATGTTATGTTTGTTATGTTTAATCGATTATGTTATATTATTTTATATTATGTATGTTATGTTAGGTTGCTAAGAAGAGTTTCTGTATTAACTTGTGAGTGATGGGTTAGGGTTTGTTTAATTTTCAAATATATATCAATATATTTACCATTGGTTCCATATATAATTTTGCGGTTTCGCAATTCATATGATTTGCCTGAATTAGGACGGTTCGCCGCAAGCACAATTAATTTGCTTTTTATTTGATTGTGGAGTTGTTTGGAATGTTCTTCAGTAAAAGCCACCCATTTATCAGTTGCGTTTAAGTAAACATAAATTTCTTTTTTATGAGACACAACTAGTTTATCATTTTGGTTTAACACTTTTACTGCTATATCACAATATCCTTTTACATATCCGTTTTCAACTACATAATCATAATCATCATTGTTGACTGTAAGGTGTTCCAAACATTGTTGAAAAGAATATTTGGGTGTATTTGCGATTTTAAACTGTGTGGTTTCTACACTTTCAACCGATTGTGTCGCTCCCAATCCATTTGCTATTTGTTGCAATAGTTTGTTTATAATCTCGTCTTTTTCTTGTATTATTTTGTTTTTTTCATTTACAATATCGTTTTTCTCATTTATTAGTCGTTCTATCTTTGCGGTTTTAGTTTTAATTATTTTGTTTAACTTGGCGATTTGTTTGGCGTCGGTTGATTTGTCATTAGTTGTCGTGGTTTGAGTTTGCGGTTGTTTCTGCACTACAATATCACTGTTGCGCTGGTTGCGTCTGCGTTTTGGTTGTTTATTTGGCCGAATTTCAGTTGTTTTAGTAGTATAAAACTGTATAATATCATCTGGCTTGTTTGATATTTCTATGTATGTTTCAGCTTGGACGGCCATTTTAATTGTAATTGCGTCGAATACTATTTCATTTATAACATATCAATTTTGCTTACATTTCATATTATCGCTTATTGCTAAATATAATATGAAATTGGTTAAATTGTGCTTACAAATCCTTAAAATAGATTTTTGTTTAAGGAGGTTGGCATACCATGTCCAAACATAATCATGTATGCCAATACACAACTGGCCAACAAAATGCTGCGGTTTTCAGCAACTGCTGGTCGCTGCTTTAATACTAAAAGCATAAAAAGGTACAACAAAATACCGATTACAACGGAGTGCAAAATCATGGTTCTTCCTGATTCCATTATATTATATACATGACATAAAATATGTGATAAAATATGTGATAAAATATGTGATAAAATATGTGATAAAATATGTGATAAAATATAAAATATTAGTATTATTTATATGTCTATTAATAGTTGTCATGGTTTAATTATATATCCAAGTGATACGCGTTTAAATAAAAAACAAAGTAAACTTTCTTCATCTCATCATACACAACATAAAAAGATATTAAATGTGATTCGTTCTAATGACGGTGAAAACCAAACACAAACGGTTAATAATAATTGTCCTAATAATAAGCAAATAAGCAATGTAGGTGGTCCAGGTGATCGCGTTCAATCTATTCCTACCGTGTGTTGTTTTGGAACAAAGCAGAAAAATAGATTAATTGATAGAAACCCAGGTGTAGATGTAAAGCATAACAGTTATGAAAGGTATTTAGCAAGAAAAAAAGGATACATTTTTCAACAGCAAATATGCTAATAACTTTATATAATGTATATATACATGAGTGATAAACATAAGTTACATAATATTAATAATAAATTTGCTGATTCTTTAAAGAAATTAAGGGAGAGAAAAGCAAAATTGGAAATGGAAATAGCAGAACATACCAGGGAAAAGGACGATTTAGTATGCTCATTAAAAGATTTAAAAGGTAAATTACAGGTGGTTATTCAATTATTGTTAACAAAAAACAAAAATTTAAACGAAACCAATGCAGCGATTGCCAATTCGGAAAAGATATACAATAACATATTGAACGCTTCTGAAAACTTATTGAAAATGATAATGAAAGAAGAAAATAAAGACGCAAAATAAATGTGTAGAAAAAGTGTTAAAATAACCGTAGAAAAAGTGTTAAAAATATTTTTAAGACAAAGTAAAAATATTTAGAATTTAATGTATATGGTATATAATGAGTGATTCTTTATGCTATCTTTTGATAGGAGGAGTATCCAGCATAGTATCAAGAACATGCACATCGCCGTTAGAAATTTATAGACTACAGCGGCAAAATAGTTTTATACCTGGTAGTAATTTAAGGTATATTTTAAAAAATGAAGGGATTAAGGGATTTTGGAAAGGAAATGGAGTAAATTGTATGCGTGTATTTCCTCAATATGCGATTAATTATACAATATATAGAAATGTATTAAGTCAATTAACCTTTGAAAATAAATTCCATAATATTTTCATATCCAGTTTTTTAGCAGGTTCACTGTCAATGTTATGTATTTATCCATTGGAAACCAGTAGAACATTTTTATCATTACAAACCAATAAAAACCAATATAAAAATTTAATGGATATAGTTAAACATGTTCCATTGCGGAATTTATATGGCGGATCTATGATGAGTGTAATGGGGTTTGCTCCATGGAATGCGATTAGTTTAACTACCTTTAATATGTATAAGGATTTTCTACACAAACATTATGAAATTGAAAATCCTACTTTTGTAAAACTAGTATGTGGTGGGTTTGCTGGAATGACAGCAATATCTATTACATATCCAACTGATTTAATACGACGACGCCTGCAGTTACAACATTTTGGATGTGATAGTGTGCCAGAATATAATGGTATAATAGATTGTGCTAGAAAGGTGTTAAAAAAAGAAGGAATGGCTGGATTATACAGAGGATTACCGGCTGCTTATGTGAAAACATTTCCTAGTTTAGCTATACAATTAGCTATGATTGATACATTAGGAGAGCTTCATAAACGACATTTTTAGATAAATAAACTATAATATTGTAATATTATATAACATGAAACATAAAACAAGAAAAGTTAAATCAGTAAAACATAAAAAAGTGGTTCATTCCTGGGATCGAGCCGCCAATGTTAGAAAAACCCAAAAGAAAAAGTATTGTAAAAAGTATTACAAAGGTAAGTATAAAATAGATAAACGGGGATGTAAAAAAGATTCCAGATGTCTTTATGCAGATATGGGTAGTGGAGGAGAATGGTGTTATACAATCAGTTCACATAAATCTGCAAAAACTAAATCAAGTGGTAAGGCCTCATCTAAAACTAAAAAATTGGCAAAAAGAACCCGGAAAAAAATGCGAAAAAGTGTTAAAAAACGAGCATAATAATATTACACTTATATAATGAATAAAGTTTCATTATATAATAAGGAAATATATGGCGAAGTAACGACGCCTACTGTTTTAATAGATCAATTATTTAATATGTTGGATCATGATGTTTTTAATAAAAAAGGTGTAAAATGGCTTGATCCATGTGCAGGACAAGGAGTATTTTTCTCCCGATTATTTGATGGTGGAGTGTTTTCTCTCCCTAATCACAAAAATAATACATATTGGATGACAGAAATCAATACTCAACATGTTAATTTATTAACTACGCATTTTAAACAATACAAGTTTGTAAACATTAAACAAATCGATTTTTTAGATTTCAAAGAAAATAATTTTGACGTTATAGTGGCAAATCCACCTTTTCAAACCGGAGGTTCAATTAAAGTTCCTACAAAAAAGGGAGAGAAAAGGAAAGATGGAAAAGAAATGTGGAGCCATTTTGTAAGGCATTCTATTGATTTATTAAAAGATAATGGGTGTTTACTTTGTATTACACCTGTAATATGGTTAAAGCGTGATCATAAAATGCACGATTTTATATTAAAATACAAAATAGAATCTATGATTTGTTATGATGCTGGAACGGCAAATAAATTATTTAAAGGAAATTGTCAAACGCCGATTGTATTGTTTAAATTAGTGAAAACTCCTGTCGTTAATAATATTCAACAAGTAAAAATGGGAGAGATAATTTACCCATTCAATGTAAGTGAATCTATTCCTATTAAACACTATCGCATATTAAGTAAGATGAAAAAATATGTGGAAAAGGTGGGGTGTTTAAAAGTAATAAAAACAAGTATGAGACCGGGACGACCCAAGCAATTAAAGGTAAATAAAGACGAAACGGGAGAGTTTCCATATAAAAATGTGAAAACTTGTATATTACAACGCGAGTGTGATAATGACAATATCTCTCCCAAATTAATAATAGAATATTCCAATATTCCATGTGTATTTAATAATGTAACAAAGTTAATACTAGCACATAAAATGTGGGGTTATAGTTATTTTGATGAAAAGGGGGAATATGGTATATCAAACAGAGATAATTATGTTATAGTGGATTATACAAAAACACAATTAAAGCAAATAAATGATTTTTTAAATTTAAAATGTATAATGGAATTGTTTGATGCAACGCGGTATAGAATGCGGTTTTTAGAAAGATATATTTTTGACTTTCTACCAAACATAACATCTCTCCCTAATTTCCCAAAACAAATCGATGAATCACAAGTTAAAACATATTTTGAGTGGGATAATTAATGAATTTTGTTATTTATTCATATAATACATCTAACGAACTGTATTGTGTCATTTTAATGTATCGTTCAGAAGGTTTATATTTAAGTTTCGCGGGTGTTTTATGAGCGGATATCTTCATTTTTTTCACTGGAATATCGATTTCTGACATAGAAATAATATGATTTTCTGGTTCATCAACCAAGTAGTTTATATTATTTATTATTTCATTATTATTTTTTATTTCATTTTCTTGTTTGTTTTTTTTATATATATCATATCTTTCTTTGGCGATTGAAGAAGCAAACATACAACAACAAGATGAATAATAACAAATCACTACATACAAACAATATAAACTTGCTCCTTCCATCTCTTTAATTATACAATATAAATTAATAATATCAAGTAGTTACGATAAATAAATTAATCCGAAATTTACTATGCGAATTTATTATGCGAAATTAATTATATAAAATTAATGGTTTAATATAATTAATGCGAACCAGAAATTTATCCGATGATGGATTAAATTTATTTAACATTGCTATTTGCGATAGTAAAAACATAGAATATAACGATGAAAGTTATAGTGATATAAAAGACATGCCTGTAAAAACATATTGCTATTCAAAAATAAAACAATTATTACATGATATATTTACAACCAATTATGATGTTGAATTGGATATGACAAAAACAGCGATGCGCAACTCTTCAAAAACATTATATACTTACTTAAAAAATATCAATAATGATGTTATACCGGGTTTAATCAATAACGCAGTTGTTAATATTATCATGCTAATTTTAACAAAAGATAAAACAATATGTAAATACAATCAAATTAAGCTAAATTATGGATTTTATTGTAATCTGGCATTAAAAGCCAATAAAGAAAAAGATCATCAAACTGCTTTATTAATACTGTGTGCTTTACAGCATACTTGTTTTCATATACTTAAAATAAAACGCAAGTTTAAATCTAAGTTATTAATTTTAGAGACGGTATATGGCACGCCGGTTTCATGCTACTCAAAACATCTGAAAGATTTTTTACATGTAAATGATTACAATTACTTACCATCTGTAATGATAATGCAGATGCAAATGAAAAAAATGGAGGAACAAGCCAAAGGATTACAATTTATTAAAAAGGACACTAATAAAATTAAAGAAGTACAGTCGTTATTAATTTGCAAAATAAACAATTATTACAATTACTATAAAGAAAGCAAAGATATAGTAGATATTTATAATTTAAATCCCTTCCAACAATTTGATATTTTATTGACGTTTGAGGGAGAGAAAATTAGCACCATATTGTTTAATTTGGTGAAATCAATTAAGCAAACCCACCGTATTAAATAACATAACATAACATAACATAACATAACATAACATGGCATAACATGGCATAGCATAACAATGGATACCACATAGATACAAAATTGAAATAATTTTAATAATGATTTTACAGCGATTAAAATAACGACAACAAATTAAGGTAATATATGTTGGAAATTGGTATTTCTAGATTTACAGACGAGACATACGGCGAAAACCTTAAATGGAAACAAGCACAAAATCACACGGGTAGTGTATATGGTTTTGATAGAGAAATACCACTCTCTAAATTTAATTATATGGGGGTGATTTATGTTATTGATATTAGATGTAATGCAAATACAAAAAAAACGCCGCCGCATATTTATGGAATAGGTGAGCTGCGATTTATTAATAAAGAACACAATTGTCCGGATATATATCAAAACAGGGAATACAACAGATTTATGTATTTTGGCGAACATTATTTAACCAAACAACAATTGATAACGGATAAAGAATCACAGGAAACCATTACGCTATTGGAAAAAATGCTATGTTCTGGTCCAAGACATTTTAAAAGAGGCGATGGATTAACAAAGTTATCATACGAGCGTATTATGTCATTTAATCCAAGCGCAAAGCCAATAAAACAGCGATGTTCAAAATGTGGAAAACTTAAAAAAGGGCATGTTTGTAAAAAAGAACACTCTAAAATAAGGTTTATTAGAAGAAAACGATGTAAAATATGCCAAAATCCCTTAAAACAAAACGGTGGACTGGCTCACATATGTCCTGGTAGAAAGAAAAACACAGAATTCCTTAAACAAGTCATTAGATTAATAGAAAAATATAAGTTGATTACGCAATTAAATACATAATTAATTAAACAATAAACAATTAAATATTAAGTATTTATATATTTCAATGAGCGATAATACTGATTTTGATGTCGATAATTATAGTGTGGAAGATTTAATACATATATTAAAAATACAAAACGAGGCGCCGTTGTCTAAAATGCGTATTATTGAAGCGGTTGAAGAAATGGTAGAGGAATTTAAAGGGCAAGAAAAATATGTAAAGTTTTTTTTAAATGTTCAAAGTAAGTTGTTAAAAGAAAAAGATTTGTTTACAGAGGCACAGGCAGTTACAAAAGCGGAAAACGATGTAAAAGAAATAAGTGAAATGCATGATTTAATAAAAAAAACCGCACCTGATACAATTATACAAACACCCGGAGAAATAAATGGTGTAAACAACAATAAATTATCGCAAATAACAAAAACAATTAATTTTGATAGTCAATACAGACCAATGTTAGACCCAATCCCATTAGTGGATTGTTCTGGATTAAAATTATCAACACAACCATCTCGATTAACACAAAACGCATCTGATTATCTTGTTAATTTATCACAGCCTCTTAAAAATGTTACCAAAATTAAATTAAATCAAGTTTCTATACCTATGAATTGGTATGTGTTTAGCGGTGATTATGGAACAAATTATATTGATATTTCACTTAATGGCGCACATAAATCAATTGACATATTAGAAGGTAATTATTCAGCCGCCGATTTAATAACCAATTTAAATACGGCTGCTTCAACTGCTAGTGTGTCTATAACATTTACTTATAATGCTAATAATGGTAAAGTATCTGTGCAAAACAACACCGGAAGCACCATTGAAATAAATTGGTATTATCCTAAAAATACCGAAGATTGTGGATACGCACAAGGTCAAAAATTAGATTATAACTTGGGTTGGTTATTAGGATTTAGAGATAGAAGTAATACGGTTGCTAATTCTACTACACTAACAGCAACTGGTATTTTAAATTTAAAGGGGTTTGATTATTTATTTATTTCATTAGATGATTTTGTAAATAATAAACCCAATCCCGATCTAATAACAAATATAAAGCAAAAAGATCAATACAAGTTACCTTCTTATTATAATAGATATACTATGGATATAGAGTGTGATGAACAGCCAAAATCAACATTTCCTACGAATTGTTTACCCGAGCCATCAAGTTGTGCGGATGTTCCAATTGATGTAGATGACAAAACAGGATTAACACAAAATCAATTATATACGGCGGAACAAATAAAATCAGCCATTAGTAGTCTTGGTGTAGATAGATATGGTGCTCCTATTGTATCTGATTTATTAGCAAAAGTGTTAGTGAATTTTGATTTTCAGGAAAAAATAACAATTCAAGGAAGCGATTTTAATTTTGTAGGAGAACGAAATTATTTTGGACCGATTACTTTGCGTAAATTTAAAGTGCAGTTATTGTCTAAATACGGTCATATTATTAATTTAAATAACACGGATTGGTCGTTTACTATTGATTGTATGGTAAATTATTAAACAATATTACAACAACTATAATAATAATAAGAGCGTTCTGGTTTTTCTAATTCTATACTTCCTCTTTTTATTCCTTTTATTTTATCAGGCAGATCTTTGGTTTTTCTATAAATATGAGTAGTTAAGTAGCGAAATGATTCGTTTATATTACAACCAGTTTTGGCACTAACTCCATAAAATATAATGTTGTTATCGGTGCAGTAGTCTTTAATTAAATTGTAATTTAAGGATTCGGAAAACAAATCTATTTTATTGATAAGAACCATAAAAAACACATGTTGATTGTATTTTTGTTTTTTATAATATTCTTGCTGCCAATATTTGATAGTTTCCAATGATTTATTGTCATAATTATCAACCACAATAATAACTCCGACGGTGTCTTTGTAATACGAACTAATAATGGAGCGAAAAGATTCTTGACCTGCTGTATCCCATATCTGAATTTTAATATTTTTATCGCGGATTGAAAGGGTTTTACATGAAAAATCAACGCCGATGGTGGTGTTGTATCTGTTGCTATAATCATTAAATATAAATTGCCTTGCTATTGAAGTTTTCCCAACACCGGCTTCTCCAATTACGACATATTTATATATATAGTCTAAATGTTTGCTTGTTTGTAATGTCATATAAATTAGTATAATAATAAAGTTTAAATATAGTTATTATTAAACACAATTTTAAATATATTAAATATTTAACTTATATTAATATATTATTAATGGAATTGATGAATAATGTAAAGGAAAAAGCAGATATGATATTAGAACCTTTGCAAGTAATGATAGAATTAAGTATGTTGTCGTATTGTGAAATTGGAACGAAATTAAGTGTAGATGAAAATTTATTGACACTACATCAACCTTCATATACACAAGGTTTAATTAGATGGTGGAATAATGATAAAAAGCAAGATATTCATTATTTATTTCATGCCATACGAAGATATTTTATATGGTATAAAACGCAGGACCATAAAATATTTAATTTTATATTAGAAAAAGCAATTATAGGTTTGAATAGGTTAATAGAAACATATAAAAAATGCGATGAGCGTTCAATATTACAGACGCTATCGTTGTATAAAAATGTATTGGATTTGGATAATTCAGATTTGTTTAAGGATAAATCAGAAGAAGCTGTAAATATGGATAAGGTGTTTAAAAATATAATCGATATTTATGATGATAAAATGATGCGGGTTGTTTATAACATATTGTTGTTAATGGAAGAAAACAAAGCATCACAACAAGTATTAAACAGTTATTTAACTGCGTTGAAACATTTCATGGTCCCAATAAATCAAAAAATAAGGGCGTGGATTCAGGAAAATTTGGTGATGTAAAAAAAGGCACCAAAAAAGGTTCCAAAAAAGGCACCCATCGAACAGCCGCGTGTTTTTCGATGGGAGCCTTTTTGGGTGCCTTTTTTTCATAAAATCGCGTATTTTTGCAATATTTTTACGATTCGATACATTCATAAAAATATTACCATAAATCATCACAAATAATACAACATATAAAAAATTATGGTCTTGTAAAAAAATGGTCCCAGAAAAAAAGGTTCCAAAAAAGGCTCCCATCGAACAGTTTTTTTACAAAAAGTTTTTTGAGATTTCATTTTGGACATTTTAAAATTGTCCTTTTTCGAAATTCAAAAAACTTTTATGAAAAAAACTGTTCGATGGGAGCCTTTTTTTCATTTGGGGTGATTTTCTTATGGTTTAAGAATTTTAACAGCGAGATATTTTATTACGACAAATGCGTTGTGTATTGACAACCACTCCTCGAAAATGAAAAAAGTGAAAAAACCGAAAAAAAGGCACTATTACAACAATTTTTATGAAAAAAACATAGAGATTTTTTCTATTTTTATATAAATGGGGGGCAAAAAAAAGCAAAACTACTCTAAAACTACTCTAAAAATGCCGATTTTAAAAAACACATATTACTGTCCCATTTGTGACTATACATCGTCTAATAATTCAAATTATAAAAAACATCTTCGCACCAACAAACATTTAGAAAAAGCGGCCAAAACTACTCAAACGAGCAAACGCCTGGTCTCAGTGAATTGCGACTATCATTGTGAATTATGTGACTATTCTACCTCACGAAAATCTAACTGGTCTCGGCATATCGTCAGCGTTAAGCACATCAAAAACGAGCAAAAAACGAGCAAGCAAGACGGTAGCAAACCATCAGTTGAAGCCTATAATACCCTTTTAAACGAACTGAAGACGCTAAAATCGGAGAAAATAACGAAAAAACGCGAAAAATCCAAAAAAACCAAAGAAATGTTGAAAAAAGAAAGTGAAAAAAATGAAAATTTAAATATGGAAAAATTGTATAGTCAAATAAATCAAATAATAGAAAATCAAAAAGAAATGAAGGAGGAGGTAAAACAGCGAAATGCGACAACTATAAATAATTATAATAATATATCAATTACGGTTTTCTTGGATAATTATTGCAATAATGCGAAAAGCGTTCAAGAGTTTTTGAAAAATGTTAGTTTTGAATTAAAGGATATAATAAATAATAATTCTTTAATAGAGGATTATCTATCAAAAAAGTTAATAAAAAACTTACAAGGTATACCATTTACGGAGCGTCCAATACATTGTACTGATAATAAAAGAAAGAATTTCATGGTAAAAGATGAAACAATAGGATGGATAAAGGATAATGGAATGGATTCAAGTGGTTCTTTATATGATAAAGTAAACCAATTACAAAATCGTGCGTATATAGAATTTTTTAAGGAATTTGATAAAGAAAATCCATTACCCCATGATACAGAAAAAGAAATAATAAAGTGTCAAGTGTCTAGTGATATGATAGCAAATAAAGACAAAAACAATAAAACTGCTATTACAAATATAGCAAATACAATGTCAATTACCGATGCTATAGATGATTCTATAATAAACAATAAATTAAATAATAAAATAACAGATTAATATAATGGGAACCGTAATGAGCGTAATGATAAATTATAGTGAATCAAAATATAGTAAATATAATTATAGTAAAAAAAAGTATAATAGAAAAAATATATATAATAATAATTCGGATAATATATATATGGGAAATGTATTAAGTAAAATGAAGAAAACGATGCAAGAATCGTTGTCAATAATGAAAAAAAAAATAAGAAAAGATAATCGAGCGGAACAAATATATCAGGAAATTCATCAAAAAGAGCATTCAATTGATTTTCAACACAATATTATAATTTAATTATTTAACCATTTTAATAAAATTATATCATCGTAAACAATAAATGCAATTAAACAATAATATATTTTACCTGGTAAACTAATTGTATATATGTTGTTATAAAGATAAATCATGTGTATAGACCAATTTACTAAGCATGCTAAAACATAAGTGTGTTTAGCTGTTTGTTTAATAGGGATTTGTTCTTCTTTATTTAATAAAAATCGCATCCCCAAGCAATAATTTACATTAAAACTATAACATGATAGGGTAGTATACAGGGCCAGTAATTTTAGTATATGATTTGCTTTATTCCAATTAATAAAAATGTTAATAAAAGAAAGAAAGGTTGTAATTAAGTGATGCATAATTGTTGATCGGGATAATTTAATATTTTGAATTAAAGCAATCGTATCGCAACTGGCATATAATGAACCAATAAATTGTATATAATTTGTGTGGTCTCCTATATCAAATAAAACAAGCATAGTGAAGGGTATGGTAGAGATGCTAATATATTTTAATACTATACATTTTACATAATTTTTAATAATATAATTTTGCCGTTGACTATTGTATTGATTAAATTTTGGGTATTTCCAATTTAAAAACATGCCTGCGATAGGATATGATATAAAATTAAAAAAACAACAGCATAAAATGTAGTAAATCGCATCCATTGTATTTATAAAAAATAGTATTATGTTTTTAATGTAGTTTAATAAGTATGTTTAGTAAATAAGTATGGTAAACGAAATCAATGTAGTTCAATAATAATTAAACTGAGCTTGATATATGGCAAGGGAATATCTCTGGCGCGACCAATTAGTTATGGGACCCCAATCGGTGTTCTTTTTTAACCAAGAGCGCGTATGCCATCTAGCCAGGTGTCTGCATTTACATTGACAATGAGCTTCTCCGTATTCGTTGACATCGTCATATACAGATTGCTTAAATACACAAGGCTTGGTGATTATGGTGAGGCCGTCTGGTGTAATACACGGCTTCCTAATCTGATGGCGTATACAACAATCACAATTATAATAATGGTTGATTGTTGTTTCTAGATCTGAATCACCTAATAGGTTATTCAGATGAGCGCTGTCGACGACATCCTTAAGCAAGTGAGACCGCTGGACTTTGTCGCGATGTTCCATCTGAAATACATCAAGCAAAATATTGCTGGCAACATCTGATGGAACGTTTTTCTGCTGAAGAATCCACCGGAGTTGTGATGTAGATGTCATAGTAACAGATGTGATAGTGTGTGTGTGTATGTGTGTGAATGTTATGATTATTTAAATAATTAAAGTACCGGATTTGTGTCAATTTAAATCAAACATCTCTACCTTTTTCTTGTTTTTCTTTTTCTTGTTTTTCGTTTTGTTCCTCCGGTTGATATATCATCATCGCTATCTGAAGGCCTATCACCCCTAGGTACGGAGGGTTCATCATCAAACTTACATTTAACTCTGGCTTCAATGTCAAGGTCTCCATCATTATCAACCCATTGAAGGTCACTACTTCTTACTTCAACATTACCCCTCGTCATATCTATATCTGGATTTATTTGATAAACTATATGTTTAAATAGGTTATTATTTAAAATTGTTATAGCTATCTTAAGGAAATTTTTTAATGGGTCTTGTATTAGTGGATCCATTATTCCTGCAGTGAAAACGATATCATCTGGTTTAATTCTTACTCTCACGGATCTCACCGCGTCAATAACACAATTTTTGTATTCTAATTGGAGCCTTGCTTTTGTATTATCGTTGTATGTATTTCTTTCAGGATCGGTTATTGCCCTTAGGGGAACTGTGCTTGATTCAAAATATCTTAGTCGTCGCGAGTCACCTGTTGTATGCCAACGCCCAACATGTGTTGGTGATGGTGTAAGTTCGTGACTGTCAGTTCGCCAAGGAGTATCATGAAGACTAATGTGAAATGGATAGAATGGGTGATTCATAAGATCAGACCAGTTATGAACCAACAATCTTCTTCCTCCTATCCTTATGAATGTGCGTGGCATAAAAAATTCTATAAGTAATCCAGTGTTAGTACTGGTGCTCTTCATTTTTAATTTAATTTCTACGTTCGATTTGGCATGTGATCCATAAATCATCCCAAATGCTTCTTTTAAAGCATGTATAATATTTGTTCTTCTAGTTGACTGCGATAATGTTGGTGGACCTCTGGTGCGACTTAACAAAGTTTCTAAAAGCTTCCATAGTATTTCTGGTAAATCACTTGTTTTAAACTCTCCATCACCTCCTTTTTGAACACCTCCTTTTTTTACGCGATTGTCTAAATCGATATCAATAGTCCCAACAAGTATCTTTTCCATTTTAACTGTTTTTTTGCTTTTTTTGCTTTTTTTGCTTATAATTTTTCTTTTTTTTCTTCTAGTTTTGTTTATTTTGCTCCTGGTTTTGTTCCTAGTTTTGCTTCTTTTGCGCTTCTCTACCATTATATATATTATTAGTAAAAAAATCAAACATCTCTCCCTTTTTCATTAAATAAATTGATGGATATTAATAAAAATGGAATATATCAGCAACAATAAATATGAACTATATATTAATTGACGGAAGTTACTATTGCTTTTATCGATATTATGCAATCCATGCGTGGTTTAAGAACGCACATAAAGAAGTAAATATCGATATACCATATGAAAACAAACTATTCGTGGAAAAATTTAAGAAAATGTTTATAAATAAGATAAAAGAGTTACCGAAAAAGTTGAAATTAAAGGATTGTAAAGTAATAATTGGGAGAGATTGTTCTAGAAAAGACATATGGCGTAATAAGTATAGTGATTCGTATAAAGAAACGCGTGTATATGATGAAAGTTTTATGGGCAAACCGTTCTTTAAAATGGCATATGATACATTATTTTATGAAGCAGGTGTAAGTGAAAGTGATATAATGTATTTAAATAAATTAGAGGCAGATGATTGCCTTGCTTTATTGGCCAAGCATTTAATAAAGCAAGACAGTAATAATAAAATTACAATTATAACAGGTGATATGGATTATTTGCAGTTGGCACATCCTCAAATCAATCTAATTAATTTAAGGTTAAAGCCTCTGGCAACCCCTTCAAATTCTACAGGTGATCCAAATAAGGATTTATTTATAAAAATAGTGACGGGTGATAAGTCTGACAATATAAGTGGTGTGTTTCCGAAATGTGGAAAGAAAACAGCCATCAAGTATTATGAAGATATGGAATTATTCAATAAAAAGTTAAATAGCAATGAAGAATATGTTGAAAAGTATAAAAACAATAGGAAAATCATTGATTTTAATGAAATACCGGAAGAACTGGTAGTAAAATTAAAGGAAAAGTATGTGGATTTGTTTAAATAAAATTGATTTAGTAATATAATTATATTTTTAATTGTAAAATATACACATACTATTATTATAAAATGCAGTGTCCGGTATGTTATGAGGAAATAACATTAAAAAACATAGTAAATACGAAATGTAATCATTCATATTGTAGTGATTGTTTTTGGAAGTGGGCGAATACGAAAAACAATTGTCCAGTATGTCGAGAACCAATTTTAAAAGAGTGTCATGATTATAATAAATTAGTCATGACACATGATGAATTAAGAAATAATATAACATTAATGATGGATGAAGAGTGGCAATATAACAATAGTATATCGTTTTTAGAACATGAAAAAGATGAATTAGAAAAAGATGTGTTTAAATTACAGTGTTTTAAGCGTCATCCTGAAAAATATATGAAAGAATATATGGAAAAAAGGGAAATACAATTAAAAAATGTAAGAAATAATGCGGAAATACATAAACGGTTGTTGATAGAACAACTAAATGGATATTATATGCTATATGATAATTATAATGAAGTATTAAACCAACTGCGAAATGAAAAAGAAAATGATGATTTTGATATGGAGTTAGAAGGGTTAGATTTAGCCATTGATTTACTTGATATAGATAGTATAGAGCCGTTTGATTTCGAGTTTGCTACACCGCCACCTACACTAAGAAGTGATATTCAATCACCTCCTCCTTTATTAAGGTTGGCGTCAAGAGACATGAGTCGTTTTCCCCAATAAAAAAGGTATATATTATTAAGGATTTTAATTTGTTTTATAAGTTGTTTATGTATTTTTTATGTGTTTTTATGAAATTTAATGTCGTTGTAAGGTGGGTGGAGGAAGGTTTATTAGGTAATCGTCATCATTTTGTGTTGGTTGTGTTTTTTGTGTATTGAAATGAGAAGGAGCGGACTGTGCTCGTTGAACTGGTGTGAATTCCATGTTATATAGATCATTTTCGATTACTTGTGTAATATTGTCGCTAAGTGCACGAAAGCATTGAAATAGTGGAGCGTCCATATGATTTTCATGAACATTTAAGTCAACTTGAACCGTTTTAGATTCATCAAACCCAAAGAATCCGGCGTGTTTTTTAGCATCAATATTCGCACCCATAAATATACAATTCACATCTCTTTTCTTTAAGTCAATCACTTTTTCTTCTAGCACGGAAGCATATGATGCGGACATGTTATCATATCCATCTGTAAGTAATACAAACCATGATTTAACATTTTCACCTTTTAAGGAATGTAGTTTATCAGATAAAATATCAATTTCTTCGATAGCGCTGTCATGAAGGCGTGTGCAACCTTGTGTTTTAAATTTAACATGATCTTTTCCGATGTCTTTAATATTGCCGAACGCGTTGCTGTTTAGTGTGTTTGGAAATATATTGTTTCTTTTGTTTGAAAATGTTGATAATCTAAAGTAACAATTACTGGAAGTGGATTCGTGTGATTTTATTTCGTCGATAAAGGTTTTTAAAGATGTAATTAAGGTGGGAAGTATTAATTCCATAGATAGCGAGCAGTCTACTAAAATGCTTCCAACGATGGTGTTGTTATCAGAGTTCATATTTGGTTATGTAGTTGTGTGTATATGTATGTGAGAAGAATCGTACAAGCAATATTAGGTACATTTAATACTTCAATTTATTTAAGCAAAGTACATAAAAGTAATAACTTATATGTATAATTATGGAAGTATTAAAAGATTATAATGATGAAGAACAAAACTATATAGTAAATTCTGGTGTGTTGATTTATAAATATAGTAAAAATCAATTAATCTTTAAAGACAAAATGAGTGGCGATGTAAATACAAATTATTTAATTGAAAAAAAAAGAAATGATGAATTGGGAGAGAAAGTTAAAATGTTAGAAGATACAATAAAAAATATGGAAAGTGATAGTTTTAAAAAGGAGATGGATATAAAGAAAAAGATGTATATGGAGCGTGAAGAGGAAATGAAACAATATCAATTAAAAATAAATAAGGTAAGAGAAGAAGCAGTAAAAGAATCACAGCAGCGATGTGAATATTTAAAAACGGATTTAGAAAGGGAGAGAAAATGTAGAAAAGAAGAGATGCAGAGGATGGAGTTATGTTTGAAAGGCGTGAGTGATACAAATGAATATTTAAAAAAGAAATTTGAGAGTGAGATGGAGGATAAAATACAAAGTAGAGTGGTTGTTTATAAAGAAGAGATTGATAAACTAAAAAAGGAAAATAAGGAATATTTTGACAAGTATGAAAATAAAAACAAGGGTAAGATATTTGAAGAGGAGTTTTATAATCTTGTGGAAGAGTATAATGATAAGGAGGAGGGTAATAAGTGGAAAATAAGCCATGTGGGTAGTAAGTATGGTGGAATGTGTGATATAATATTTAAGCATAAGGATACGGGTCATGTGATAATGGTGGAATCAAAAAACAATTTAGAGAAAAACCCTGTTCCAACTAAAGATGTAGACAAGTTTTATAGAGATGTGTTGGATGTAAACAATAATGCGGTGGGTGGTATAATCATATCTACAGCAAAAATACAGAAAAAGCGTTCATATGAGCGGGAAATCGTGCAAAACAAGGTATTAATCTTTATATCTCATTTTTCCTTAAATAATATAGGACAATTATTTTGTAATTTAGAGAATATAATAGGAGAAAATCAGTATAGTAACAAAGAATTAAGTAAAGAAGATAGAAATGCGTTATTAGTGAAGCAATATGATTATTATAATGATGAGGGTAATTTTCATAAAACAAGATCTAAGCGTTCATATGATAGAGCAGAGGAAATAAGGGAAATATATTATAAATTAAATCAAGAAGATATAAAAATACTTAAAAATGATGAAAAAAGTGTTAAAAAAGAGCAAAATAATAAAAAAGTGTCTGCTAATGATAAAAATGCGATAAATTTTGCTGAATTGGAAGAAAATTGTAATAAAATAAAAAAAGTGAACGATGAAACTCAAACCAATTGTTATTTAAAGTATAAAAATGATTTGGGAGAGATAATTTTGCAATATTTTAGAGATAATTACAATATGGAGAAGAAAATGAGTAAAATTTCAAAAGATGGTTATATAATTATAAAACATAGTGTTAAAAAAAGTAGAAAAAAGGTAGAAAAGGTGGATAAAAGTGAAAAAAATATAAAAATACAAACAATATTCAATTAATGCGGTTATTTAGAGGTTAATTAAGTATATTTTTTTTTTCTAATTATATTGTATAATGGTAACCACACGAGGAATGATGAAAAAACAAGACAAGAAAACTCTTTTAAAGAGTCGCAGAAATCTTTATCGCACACGCACAAAAGCATCCAAGTGCCGCAAGCAGACGCAAAGTAAGTGCAAGACGATGAAAAAGTGCAAATATACTTCTGGAAAAAAGCGCAAGTATTGCCGAAAAACTAGGAATTCCAAACGCATGAAGGATAAACTTTTTGCGAAAAAAAAATAAATTAAAATTCTAATTATATATTAATTAAAAATTATTATATAAGAAAACGATAATAACACACCGCAAATTATAAAAAGAGAGATAAAAGTGTTAAATAAGGAAGAAACTATAAATAATATCAATATGAGTATACGATTTTTGATTAATGATAATATATAATATTCTATATATTATGATTTCAAGTAAAATTATAGTTGATAGAAACAAAAACATATTACAACTTTATAAACAAAAATATAATAATAAAAAAAATATAATAAGTAGATATGAGCGCCAAATAAACTATTATAAGGATGAATTGTGTAAAAAGGAATTAATAATTCAAACGAATATAGAAAATGTAGAAAATATTATGATAGTTGCTCATGCGGATGATGAAACCATATTTGGGAGAAAGGAATTGCATAATGGCAAATGGTTATTAATCATTTGCACCAATTCTATGGATGGTCGGGTTGGACTTATACGAAAGGATATACCCGGATTAATTCAAATGAGCAAGGATTATAATTTTAACTTAATTATTATCCAACATTGGGATATGTATGAAAATATTATTAACACTCGTTTTGATATTACTGTTTATAGTTATTTAGAAAAATACTTAATGAAACAATCATGGGACAGTATAATAACACATAATAGGGATGGTGAGTATGGGCATGCTCAGCATATACTAGTTCATCGTATGGTTTCAAATATCTTATACAACAATGATATAATTTACAATACATTTAAGGTGTTTGATTTTAGTGATGAAGTTTCAAATGATCATTTAATAGTAAAAAAAATCATAAATAAATACTATCTAATGGAAGGAAACAATTTACTTGATTTAAAATGCGATAAGGCGTGTACTAAATACGAGGTTCCAGTTGATTATGATATGAGAAATGTTTTATCTATATAAGTAATTTATGAAAAAAAAATAAATACAAACTTTTGCGAAAAAAAATAAATAAAAATTCTAATTATATATTAATTAAAAATTATTATAGAACAAACTAAAATGTGTAATAAACTATAATTTTTAATACACTGCATAAATGGTTTATATAAAAAAAAATATTTTTTATAAACAAACCGCATAAAACTATGCTTAATATACAAAAAATAAAAAAAAATACGAGACGCGTTATGCTCTTAATATAAAAAATTGCGATTTTTAATAAAAAAATAAAAAGCATTATTAAAAAAAATATTTAAGACGCTAAATGCTCTCAATAAAAAAAAATATTTTATTTTTATAAGACGATAACTATTTTTTAATTAGAAGAGCATAACCGCAGCCAAAATAAAAAATTATAAATCATTTATAATACGATAAAATGACTTTTTCAAGTTGAGACGCGTTATGCTCTCATAAATTCCGA